GACACCTTTACCTTCAAGGATAGATTGAAGACACAGAATCTTATTAGATGCCAAATCAATCTCATCTAGAAGAAGAACAGCGCCACGTTCAAGTGCTTCAATCACAGGACCATTATGCCACACGGTAGAACCATCCACCAGACGGAAACCACCGATCAGATCATCCTCATCGGTTTCAATAGTGATGTTAACACGAATCAGTTCACGCTTCAGTTGAGCACAAGCTTGCTCTACACTGAAAGTTTTACCATTACCAGAAAGACCAGTAATGAACACAGGGTAGAAAAGGCCAGAAGAAATAATTTTCTTAACGTCACTGAAATTACCAAAGCTGACGAAGTTATCATCTTTAACAGGAACAAGATTGTGTACAATATGTTGCTCCACAGAAATTACTGGAGCAGCAGCAGGAGCATTGTAAGTGTTTTCAAGTTTTTCTTGAACAGTCAAATTCCAACGGCCGTGGCCAGATTTGTATTGAGTAAGACGTTTAGTAAGAGTAGGATAAGAAACACCAAAGTGATCACTAGCAGCAATCACAGCATTGCTACCAAACTCATCACCATAATTTTTAGAAAGAAATTCAACCAAAGCAGTTTGATCAATGTTGGCGAGTCGGGGCATAAAACCTCTTGTGTTGATGTAAGTATTATAAAGCAAAAACCCCTCCGTGAGAAGGGGCGGTGGACAGTTTTAAAAGTGGATCACTTGTAATCTAATTCCAAGTCTCCTTCCTTAGTTAACTTCATTGTTTTTACTTTGTTGTTCTGTCCACAGATAATCAAATCTTTAAGTTTATCTAGATCAGAAACTGTAATTAAAATAGACGAATCTTGAACTTCAGGGACATTTAAAGTTTGTATGTTTATAGATTTTTTTAATTTACTATTTAAGATAGTAGGGAAAGTTGATTTAAAATTAGGACAATTTTTTTCAACATCTTCTGGATGATTAGAAAGATAATTTAGAGTTGCTTTTTTATACTTGGTTGCTATTTTTTCGTCGTCAAAATGATATTCAAAGAAATTTTTCATACCAACAATCTGCTTGGCATTAGCAAATGAAGTTGCCATAACGCCATGTTTATTATGTTTCCACGCCCATCTATTTTGTTGTATCCATAAAGGAAAATAATCTAAAGTTAATAAAGCACATTTCTGTAGGTCGGACTCGCTATAAGTTTCCCAAAGTTTTACAAGATTCATTTTTATTTTAAAATATAATTCATAAAAAAATACTAGCATAGGATTTGGGATTCGTCAACCCCAAATCCACAACCAAATCAAGAAATCAAAGAACTGAAAGAAGACAGAATTTTTTTGTTGACTGTTTTTTTCTTTAACATTCCACGAAATGCTTTGCCAATTTCTTTAGTAGAAGCAGTTTCAGAAACATCAAACGATGTATTAACAGAAAGATTAGTGGAAGAAATAGCATAAAGTGCTTGATAACCTACACCTTCATTCAGTTCAACTGCTCGTTCTTTTTTCCAAATCGTCATCAGGTTTTCAACTTTCTTAATAGCTTTAGGATCATTTTCATAATTATACCTACTAACACACTGAGATTCCCGTACCAGAGAAGAAGCAGCAGTGCCATTAAGAATTCTAAACCCGATCAGATTAATCTCTGGGAAATTATCTTTCAAATTTTCGAGCAGAATTGTAGTTACCCAATCAGGCATTTCACTTGAGAAAGGACGATAGATCCTGCCAAGTTTCCGATCACGAAGAACTTGATTGTGAAGGATATGAGATCCCAAACGATCAGGTCCATCAGGATATCGCTTGCTTAGGTTTACATCATATTGAATATTATTTGCTTCCCCATCAGTTAGAAGAACAACATTTGTTTTTTGAACTTTATATTTTGTTTTAAATTGTGGAATTAATTGGTGAAGAGCAATAATGCTTTCATTGAGTGGCGTAGAACTCAAATCAAATCCATATGGAATTGGATACTGTGTCCCATAACTATCAGACATCTTATAAGCAAGTCTCCAAAGATTAATACAATCAGTTTGGAAATCTTTTGTGCTTACTTGAGATGAAAAGAAATTTAAAAGATGAAAGTACTTACACACAGAGATAGTGCCATGCTGTTTTGAATAATGCTCTGGAAGATCGTAGTACATATCATTATCGAGATACCTAGGATTCCACTCTTGAGTAAATCCATAGACTTCAAAAGGAATCTGTGCTTTCTTACAGAACCACAAAAGATTGAGCAGTTGTTTAACTGTATCGAGAAGATAGTTTCCCATAGATCCAGACCAATCAATAATGAAAATCAGACCATGATTCTTTCCATCAGAAATCACAGAAATTTTCTTGAACAGATCTTCACTATATTTGTAAGTATGAAGCTTACTTGTGTCAAGAACTCCAGACTTAGAAACAGACAAACGCTGATAGCTATCAGCTGATTTTTTCATCTCAAATTCTTTGACGAGATAATTAACTTCTTTTTGAGATTCTTTTTTATAATTATTAAATTGTTTATCTGCCTCAGCATAGATGTCGCCATAATGCTTTTCTTTATCTTTACCAACCCCCCAAAAAGATTTTGTCAGGTAATCACGAACATCTGTATTGTTTAGTACTACAGTTTCTAGATTAATTTTAGGAACCTCTACATAAATTGGATCTTCAAACCTAGATTTATTAGTCAGTTTTTCTGCTTCTTCATTAAAGGTACGTTGAGTTTCAGAAACTGTTTCGTCTACAGGATCATTATAAGTTTGAGAAGGATTGTTGTTTCCTTCTTCTTCACTAGATTGATTATCTTCATTCATCGATTCATCAGAAGTATCGTCAGAAGTATCATCAGATTCTTCTTTCTGAAGTTGTTCTCCACCTTCTCCAAGGTTAACAGAAGAAGTTTGCTCAATAGTAGGTTGTTCTTCTTGCTTTTTATTTTTTACATACTCAAGAATACGTTGACAAACTTCCAGCACCTCATCAAAGGTTTCTGCATTAGCAGTCATATCAACAAAGATTTGTTCCTCCGTAGAGAAAGGAACAAAAGCATAAGCACCAATTTTAAAGTGAAGGTTGATACGATCAATCAAAGAAACCCGACCCATATCGGTCCCAGAGATTCCAAAGAAATCATCTTCATTCAGTTCTTTATAACCATTATAAAAACTTTTAGCGAGACCAGGATACCGTCTCTTCATCAGTTTTTCTACACGGGCATCTTCAACAACATTCACAAAGTCTTTGGGAAGATGATGAGTCTGACTCCAATCTTCAGTGGGAGTATACAAAGCATGACCAACTTCATGCCCCACCAAAAGATCATAGACAACAGAAGACGCTCGATCCCAAATAGGAAGAGTCAGTACACGATTAAGAACATCAAAGCAAGCAGTAGAAACTTTTTTGTGCTCAATCACAAGATTTTCAGTTGCCAGTAGTTTGGCGAGAGAACCTTTTACTTCTTGATTGACGGGCATGGCGGGTCTTCTGAACTGAAAGTATTGTACAAGAAAAAGGGGTGATCGCTCACCCCCTTAGGACAGTTCCGAAAGTGTCACAGTAGGGACACTATAATTTTTAATTTTTTCAAAAGTTATAGTTCTATTAAATTTGTCACTCATTTGCTCTTTGTGTGATATGACAAAAACATTTGTATTCTTATCAAAGTTTCTCAAAATCCATCCAAGTTCACCAGTGCCATTTTGATCTAGAGATCCATCAAAGATTTCATCTAAGATGAGGAGGTTAGTATCCACACTATTCTTAAGTTTAGCAATAGCTCTCCAAGTAAGCAAAAGAGAAATATCAATTCTAGCTTTTTCTCCTTCAGAAAAAGATTCATAAGAAAACACATCCCTGTAACGTGACTTGATTGTTTCTTCAAAGTTTTCATTCAATGTAAAGTTAACATAGAAGTCCATACTTTGAAGATGTTGATTCAACAACTTGTTCATTACTGGCAAATACTTTTTAATGATTCTGGTTTTAATTCCATTATCTTTTAAAAGAAGAGCGGCAGCAGAAAGACAATCCTTTTCTTCTTTAGTATCAGAAATAGTTTTTTGAACTACTTTGCTTTCTGTATCTAAATTTTTTAATATAACAAATTGTTCTTTTTGATTTACATTATTGTCTTTAAGTTTTTTAATCTCTTCATCTATTTCTTCAATTCGTTTATGAAGTGATTTAATTTCATTATTGAGTTGTCGATTCTTTAGATTGAGTTCGTTTATTTCATCAATCAAAAGAATAAAGGTATCTTCTTGACTTTGGAGATTGGAAAGTTGTTGTCCCAAATCAGACATAGCTTTTTCCACCTCAACAAGTTTATCCGAGAGAACTTGGATCTTCTCTTGTTTAAAATGCTCTTCAATACTCTGCCCACAGGTCGGGCATGTGTCATTCTGCTCAAAGAATATTTTTTCTTTATGATGTGACTTTTGTTTGGACGATATTTTGTTTCGTAACGAATCGACCTTAGCAATCGTTGCTTTAACTTTCGACGTGTCTGAAACGGCAGTGGTCTTAGTGTCGATTTCCTTGTCGTTATCGATGATTTGTGTCTCATAGTTTAGAGCTTCTTGTAGTAGAGATTCTTTCTTGCTCTCTTTTTCTTGAATGTCTTCATTATTTTTCTTTTCGATATCAAGCATAAACTGCTTCTGCATGTTTATCTTTTCTTTAAGAAGATCGTAACGATAAACATGATCTTTCAATTCATCATTGATTACTCTAACCTTTTCTTTTAATCCTTGATTCATCACAGAGAACACTTGGATATCAAGAATGTCTTCGATGATTTCTCTACGTTGTGCTACAGGCAAACGCATAAAAGGAACAAAAGTAGAAGATCCTAACACAACAATTTGTGTAAAAGATCTATAATTCATCTTGAGAATATTTTGTTCTAATTGATTTTGAGAATCAATTACAGATGATGCTTGATCCAGCATAACACCATTCTGATAAATTTCAAAGATGTTTGGTTTAATACCTCTACGAATTTTAAATTCATTTTTTCCAATAGAGAATTCAATCTCAGTCAAACAATCTTTTTCGTTAATGCTGTTAACCAGCATTGGTTTATTAATCTTACGAAAAGGTTTGCCAAATAAAGAAAATGTAAGGGCATCTAAAATTGTACTTTTTCCAGCGCCATTAGCACCAACAATCAAATTAGTTTTATTAGATGATAAATCAATTTCAGTAAAAACATTTCCCGTAGAAAGGAAGTTCTTCCATCGTATAGTTTTAAAAATAATCATGTTCTTGATTTAGGAGGAATGATAAAATCGTCAGAAGTTATAATAGAATATTTTTGAGAACGATCAGTACATGCTTTTATTATAACATCCTCGTCAATAGGTGTGACTTTCATTGGAGGATAACTAGGATCTTCAATTTCTAAAAGATCCAGATATCTGTCAGCATCATCTTCATCTTCAAACAAAGGAATAATATGATCTCCACTTTCAGAAAGAACTGAGTATACACCATCTTCTTTGCTTCGTAATGTGATGATGAACATATGGTTACGCTACTTCACAACTTTCAATATATAGCGTTTTCATCAACTGTTTTAATTTATTCTTGTCTACGGAAATTTCTACTTCGTCAATGTATTCGTTAAGAAGCGTAAGAGTGTCTTTAATTTCAAGATCAGAATTTTCAATACTATTATCTTCAACTAATGTCTCGACAATTTTGATATCAATAACATTTGATTGATACAATTTCTCAACATAATCCTCGAATGCTTGATAATCTTTTTTATCTTCTACAATAATCTTGACAAAAGAATTTGTACACTCACTGGGATTGATGCTGAGATGAGAACCAGTAGTATCATTATAGTATACTTTTTGGAAAATCTCAAAAGGGTTCTTGACCCGCTGGAGTTTATTTGTTGTTGGTTCATACAGATGAAATCCTCGCTCGTCTTTATAATCATTCCAAAACAACTGGTAGGGATTGCCCAGATAGGTGATGTTACCTCTGGATGATTTGTGATGGTAGTGACCAGAGAATACTTGTTTAAACTTTTTGAAGATGGAAGGATCCATGCCATGCTCCTGTTTGTTGCCAGGAGTTACTTCAAAACCAGATAGTTCAAGGTGACCCATAGCAATCTCAGCACTGGTATCTTCAATGTGCCTCATAGTCTCTTCATAGTTGGAAGAGTTAATCCAAGGCAGCATTAGAATCTTGGAACCATCAATCATTACTGTCTCTGGTTCAGAATAGATTTCAATATTATCATATTCTTTTAGAAGTAATTCTGGAGAATTAATCTCGTTGGTATTTTTATAGTAAGTGCAATGATTGCCAAGAATCATATGAACAAAAATGCCAGAATCCCTGAGACGATCAAAATAATAGTTACGAATACGATTCCAAACATTAAAATCAATACTCTTTCTATTATCAAATGTGTCTCCAAGATCGATAACAGTTTTGATATTGTTTTTTTCAAGGGTGGGGAAAAAGATTTCATCGTAAAACTTTTTAAAGTATTCCCAGAAAACTAGACTACCCTTTCTTCCATCTAAATGTTGATCTGTAATAAGAGCAATCGTCATCGCTTGTTCCTCATCTCAAGATTTTCTTTAATACCAGACATATCAGAATAACTTGAATTCATTCCTGCCATGTCTCCATCGTAACTTTCTGTATACATCACATGATCGTATCCAGACTTCTCCAGTATTTTATTTTTAATTTCTAATTGTTTCTTTTCTTTTTGAATACGTCTTAGAAAAGCATAGTAAATAATTTGAGTGAAATAAGCAAAGGGATTTTGTGATTTCTCTGGGTCAAAATTATCAATGTACTGAACACAGTTCTCTACACCATCTGAGATCATATCATCTCTAAAAGTATAGTTAACAAAATTAGGTTTGTATGATAAGTGAGTAGCAATCTTTAAAAAGCAATCACCAATATACCGAGGGATCCTGGGACGAGCAGCACCATTTTTCTTCGCTTCGTTTACTTGTTTTTTGTAAACAGAAATTGCTAGAAGAAAATCTTTATTATTTACATAATATTCTGTATTTTTTTTGCTCATACCACATGATCACATATTCTTTGTCTTCACAGTATACCCTAAAATATTTTTGTTGTCAACCCCTAACAGAGCTTGACAAGACCTCAGAAACTTAGTACAATAACTCTGTCAGGGTTCAGAAGATTAATAGCTATTAGCTTCTTTTAAATATATCTTCTAGATACTTTTTAGTATTATTTACTGATCCTAAGTACCCCATCCTTCCAGTAAGGTTATGGGGTTTAATATTAATATCTAGATCTTCTTCTTCTTGATTGATCATTCTTACATAATATCCTTCGATTCTTTTATCTAGTTCAGTCATAGTAATGATTGATGATCTAGGAATGACAAACATAGTTTCATATGTTGCATGTATCCATTCAGTTAGGGTAAATCCGTCAGAATTACCAGATTTTTTCTGAGATATTCTTTCTACCATTAATGGATGATCTAATAAAACGCTATCCTCTTCTGGAAGATAACATACTTTAGAAATAAGTTCTTCACCAGAAACTAATTTTATAGTTGAATAAAATTCTTCTTCCATTATTTTAAATTTATTGTTATAGTTTCGTATTTAAAATTTTCTTCTTGATATATTTTAATTCTCTCTGCTAAATGATTTAAAGTATAATTTTGTTTGTACTTATTTGATATATCGTCGGCAATATCGTAGAGAGTTGCTATATCTTTTCCTTCTCCTTTACGGAGAACCCTTCCTATTGATTGTAGATTTCTGATTCTAGATTTAGAAGGAGAAGCAAATACGATATTATGTAATCTTTTAATATTAATACCAGTACTGAATGTTCCGTAGGAAGCAATAATTACAGCATCATTTTCTTGCTCAGTAATTATCCTTACTTCTTCTCTATTTTCAACATCAATAGAACCATGTACGAAGAAAACTTTTCTATCTTCTCCGATGCTATTATTTATTAATTCATAAAGTGGTTCCCCATGCTTCTCGACATAGTTGAACAATACTAGAGTGTTACCTTCTAAATCTTTTACAAGATTTTTAATCAAATTATTACGTTTCCGATTATTTACCAGATACTCGATTTCCGAGTGGTAATCTTCAAAGTACTGATACTCATGCTTACAGACAAGAATCTTGATACGAAAATTAGACAAGTGACCTTTCTTAATTAGATCATCTGTCTTAGTTACTTTTTCACAGGCACCAAACAATCCTTCCAGTACCCACTTGTGTGTCTTACTACCGTCAAGTGTTCCAGTAAATCCAAAACGATACTTAGCATTATGAAGCTTTGTCATAATACCTGTTAACGATTTAGATTTAAATAAGTGTGCTTCATCACCGATAACACAGTCAATATCATCAAAGTATCTTTTCGGGAATTTGTAGATTGATTGCCAGGTCGAAATGATAACAGACTTGTCTGTATTCTTATCTTTGCCCGAATATATTGTATGACAGTGTTCCTCAGAATTCCATCCATAATCTTTAAAATCTTTAATCATTTGCTCTACGAGAGATGTAGTAGGAACTACCAGTAGAATTTTTTTACCAGTTGCAACGTAATATCTTACGATGCTATAAATCATCAAAGATTTTCCAGATCCAGTAGGAGAAAGAAATAGTCCTCGATTATTTTTTAATGCTTTATAAACAGTAGCATATTGATAGTCTCTCGGAGGATATTTACAAATTTTATCCATGTATATTTTAACGCCTGCAGGAGAAACCATTCCATTAGTTTCTTCTACATCGCCATACCATTTGTCAGTTTCATATGACAAAGAATAATTTCTTTCAGTACACCATTCTTTTAAATGGTTGAGTAGACCACTATACAGTTCTCCAGTGCCAGGAGAATATAAATGGATTACACCATCCCAATAACGATACCTTGGATTTCTTTTTAAGAATTTTGCTTCTGGCATCTCAAAAGAAAAATAGTCCGACAACTCACGATGTACATGAGGTTCGGACTCTAACTTTAAGTAAACTTCGTTCTTCTTACGGATTGTAATTTGAGACATTATGTACTTCCATTAATGAATTTTTCCCATTCAATAGCATTCTTAATATGATAATTTCTTTGGGAAATCATCCTCAAAACATGGTCTAGAAATTGTAACGCTTGATCAATATATTTAATTTTTGCCTCTAGATTAATAATCTCTTCATCTGATTCAAGATAAACTCTCATCTTGTCAGCTGTTTTGATACTAGATCCAAATGGTTTTTCGGCGTATACTTTAGCGTCTGCTTCACCACCGTAATATTCTCTTTTTTCTTTTACTAATTTTCTGAGTTCAAATTCTAGACTAAGTTTGATACCACTAAGATCTGTGTAATGGTTTAAGTATTTATTGTGTTGGTATGGGATCTCTAAAGATAACTTTGCTAAATCTTCTGAGTACTGTTTATTTTTAAATTCAAAGTCTACTCTTGAATCTGCTTCCCATTCTGATCTAACATGATTAAAGAGAGTTCTCAAGTCATCAAATTTCATAAAGGTTTAAAGTTCTTATTTCTAAAAGTATAATCTACAAATTTAAATGTAACACTGGCGGTTAAATATTCTACATCATTATTGGTAGCATCAAAAGATAAATCTGTTATGCTGATCGGGAATAATTTTTCAAAATCAATGATACGATTTGTATTAAAGTTTGAAGTAAGAATAAACAACTGTCCATTTGAATATTCTGGATCGCCAACTGTCATTTCGTTGGCACCAGCATTTGTTTTAATCCAATTGTGTACAGACATATAATTATGAAGATCCTCATCAACAATAAAATTAATTCTCAAATCTCCAAATTCTAAACCACCACCAGGAACAATAGGAAAATCTCTAAAACGAGTTGGTACACTAGTAAATGGCATACTGATGTCAGGTAAATTAATAGACTGACAAAAGAAATCTACTCCATCAAATAATTCTAAATTTAATTTAAAACCTATAGGAGTTAAAAAATTCCTATTAGTAGGTTGTGTCTTTAACCATTCAGCAGGCATGTCAACTTCCCAAGCTACTACTATTTATTTGCATAAAAAAAGACCCCCCGAAGGAGGTCTAATAAACTCAGTGATGGATCACATGAGGTTGGTAACTTGTACTCTTCTGTAGTACATGTTGGCATTAGCGGTGAGGTTCTCGCCGTCTGGTGTACCATTGTAAGCACCGTTAGTGGTAACGAATGGGTTCGAAACCATACCGTAACGAGTCTTGAAGCCAATCTTAGGCTGGAAGGTGTTAGGATCGATCGAACGTAGCATCTGGAGAGGTACGTATGGGCAATAGAAGAAACCAGCATCATAAGGTGAGGTTCCCTTATAACCAACGAGGTAGTAGTGCTTGTTGGAAACGTTAGCAGAATAAGGATCAACAAAGACCTTAATACGACCGTTGATAGTACCAACAGCAAGATTACCAGTATCGTCTACAGCACCGATTGAAGGACCGCCCGCGCCGCCTAGACCTGAGGAGTAATCGAGTACACCAGCCATCGCTAGAGCTGAAGCAACGTCAGCTGAGCAGATGAGGAAGTTACCCTTGCCTCTACGAGTGTCTTGGGCAATAGCGTTACAATCTCTCTCGATTTGGAAGAGAAGACCCTTCCACTTTTCAACCGACCAACGACCGTTTGAATCAACATCAAGGTCGAAGATACCAGCGTTAGCAACGTTGTTCTGAGCGCCTTTCTTAGCAACTCTGTAAACGGTACGAACAACTTCACGGTTGATCTCAGCGAGAACTTCGCTTGAGAGAATGTTGGCGAGTTCTTGCTCAGCGTCAAGACCATGAATAGCCTTGAGGTCTTGAGCGAGTTCTAGAGTGTACTCAGCCTTGAGAGCTCTTGACTTGGCGGTAACCGAAGTCTTCTCGATGCTGAATGACATCTCACGGAATAGACGATCAGCATCGCCCATACGCTCTAGATCTTCACGCTCGAAACCACGAGCAACTTCGTAAGCATTAGCAGCAGGTGAAGCGTCGTTGAGTAGAGCAGGATTGTTGCCTTCTGAATCGCCACCGACACCAGCGCCAGTACGTACACCATATGGAGTCTCGCCAGTTTCGTTCCAACCAGCAGTGAATCCAGTATCAGGCTCGTTGAATAGTGCCTCTTCGCCAGCTTGATCATCGTAACGTGATCTCATAGCGAAGATAAGTCCGTTAGGACCGCTCATTGGTTGAACACCACAAACGTCATATGCCATTAGGTTAGGCATTGAACGACGAACTAGGCTGATTAGGATAGGATCGAAACCAGCAAGACCAGCAGTATTAGCTGATGATAGGGCGGAACCAGCAGGATCAATGGTGCCAGCGCCTAGTGAGTTTACAGCAACCTCATTGAGGATACCACGCTCTTCACGAAGAGCTCTTTCTTGGTTTTCCAGGAGAACAGCGGTAACAGCCTGCTTGTAACGATCTTGGATAGCGGGAGCTTCCGAAGCATTTAAAACAGGAGCCCACTTTTCCTGGAGCATTGATGCGTTTAACATTTTTTACTCCGTTAAAAATTGGAAAAGTTATGGTTTGTTAATATTTATAAAATGATCACTTCCAGCGTTGAATAGCGTGTAGATACGCTGCCATGGCAGGCGTAACCGCTTCGCTTTCTACTGGTGTTTCGTCACTTACTTCTTTAGCAACTGAATGTGGGAAGTATGACTCTTTAAGAGTCTTAACAGCCTCAGCGAATTTCTCTACTGATTCGAATGTTACTCCCTCAGCAAGCGAAGCAAGTTTTTCTTTTTGTGTGTCAGCAAGTCCTTCCGAAACTTGGTTTAGGATTACGACTTTAGTTGACTCAGCAAGACGATTATTTAATTCCACATTACGCTCAATTTGCTCATTGAGGCGGGTCTCCATTTCACGAAGCTCGTCAGCCATTCCTTCAAGAACATCAACTTTGTCATCAGGAACGCTGATGTAATGCTCTTGGAATAGATTCTTGAGTCCAGCAATGAAATCTTCTGTGATTTCGTTACGAACTCCACGATCAATATTGACTTGATTTTCTTCTAGCCAATTATTGATAGCGTAATTAATTGTGCCAGTTACTTCCTCAGCAAGTTCTTTCTTTACAGCTTCTACTTGCTCAGCAAGACGTGACTCAAAATGTTCTACTAGTTTAGCGTGCTCTTCTTGTAACTTCGAAGTTACAGCAGCTTCTAGAATAGTTTTTGCTTTTGATTTGAAATCTTCTGATAGATCTTCACCCTCTGTCAGAGCAGCAACATCTCCCGACAAATCAAGTCCTTCGAAAGATGGCTTAATTGGGTAAGTTACATTAGGACCAGTGTGTGTTCCGTAAGCAACTTCAACTCCAACTGAAGGAGTTTTGCCCATTTCGCCAGCATCGTGGATGTGAGCAGTTTGAGCAGTGCCATCACTTTGAGCAGCTTTAGCACCAACTGGAGCAGCGGCTTTAGCACCAGGATTCTCTTCACCATCCTCATCATGTTCGTGAGGAGTTGTTGATGTTCCTCCGAGATCAGTGATTGATTGATGGTAAGGAGCGACAGCTTGTGTTGTTACTTTAGGTTGTGGATCTTGTCCGCCACCTCTAGTTTGAGCATCACTAACTTGACCAGGAGCAGCAGATGAACCTCCACCAGGAATTACAGCAGCAGAAACGGTTGGCATAGGATCGCCCGCTTCAACAATAATTCCTGATTCAGTTACAAGCTCCTCAAACTTTTCGTTTAACTTATCTGACATTTGAGTTTTCCTCGTAATTACCTATATATGATTATTCTATAAAGTATTTATGAAATTATAGATTTGAAAGGAAATGGTTAAAAGCTTTTAACTTTCTTTCTTCTAAATTTCTGCGGGTGGCTTCTGAAATATAACGCTTATATTCAGAAACACGATATTCTTTTAGAATACCGTTATCCCAAACCCATTCTTTTCCTTCCATAATTCCTTGAACAAAAGCATCAGGAGCGGAAGGATCTGCTACAATATCAGCAGCAGTTGCTAGCATGAAATCATCACGAACATATTTCACGCCATTTTTTTCTTCTAGAGAACCCATGCCTCTTGAAGAAACGCCAAGCTTTACTCCTTCATCAAGAAGTGACTTGGCAATCTTGCCCATTGGAGTATCTAGAATTCTTGCCTTACCGTAGAAGTTTGTACCTTCGGCACGAAGTTCTATAATTTTATGGGAGACACGATCTAGATTAACTGATGGACCATCTGGGTGTCCAAGTTCTCCGAGGGCACGACCAGATAGAACATACTCTTCATTATATCTTTGAACTTCACGGTTTAGAATATCAAATGGATAAATTCTTCCATTACGATTCTTTGTTTCTGATTGTAGAAACACGCCTTCGATGTAAAGATTTTTCTTACCATTCTTTTCTTCTACAAGAACACTAACGCTCTCGATATTTTCCGTAATAAGTTTCATTGTTCTTCTGATTGTTCCGTTGGTTCATCAAAGTAAGTTGAAGCAACTACCTTTTTATAATCATCAATCACTTCGGCAGCTCTCTTGTATAAAAGATCTTCGATCTTGTCAAGAGCATCTGACCTTTTATTGTCATGAATTAAATTTACAATATCTAATGAGGTTTCCATAATTACGTTGATGTTATGTTTTATTTATTAGAACTAGATTTTGGTTTTGGTTGAGCTCTCATAGATTTCATTTCTCTACTATGAGCAGCATCAGCTGACTTTTCATTCCTATCGAATGCTTTATCTGCAGAATCTTGCTCTCTAGCAAATGAATCTTGTGCTTGAATATCTGCCAGTTCTGGTGCCATAGCACTGTTTTGGCGATCCATAAGATCAAGATTATTTGTATCAATTGGACTAATTGCCAATCCTTTATTAATTTCTTTCTTCATCTGCTTATCCATTTCCTTATATTCCTGCTCAGTTTGCATCAATACTTGGCGACGGATATATTCAACAGAAAAATATTTACCAACAAACGGATCCATTTGTGTAACAAGTGAGATCCTTTGGAGATTTAATTCTTGTTCTTTTAATTCGTTGAAGTGATTATCGAAGAGATAGTCATATTGAATATGCTCTTCCATATCTTCCCAATCTTCTGGGGTAATAATACCTTTGAGAATTAATTGGGTCTTGAGAATATCGTGAAATAGTTCGCTGAAACGCTTACGGAGACGACCGATGAATTTAGTGAACTTAAGTTCATCCCTGAGAACCTCAGTGGTCTTACCAAGATTAAACCCTTTGTTGTCATCCGTAAGGCGGGAAGGTGGTAAGTTGAGTGAGTTGTAAAGTTTCTTTCTGAAATACTCAACATCCTTGAGTTCACCAAGGTTCTGACCGCCTGGCAGTGTAGTGATCTCAGTTCCTCTACCACCTTCACGGCGAGGTAACCAGAAATCTTCAAGCATAGACATATGCTTTTTATCATCACGAATCTCTCCTGTCCCAGCATCATAAACAAGTTTATTTCTATAACGAGCCATAACTTCACGAAGGTATTGCTCTGCCTTAACCTTCGGAAGATTACCTACATCAATATAAAAAATTCTACGCTCTGGAGCACGAGAAAGTCTGTAGATAACAAGAGAGTCCTCAATCATTCTTAACTGATTGAGTGCCTTGATTGCTTTATGCATAAAGCTCAAGGTCATCTTTTTATTTAAATCTTTTACACCACAATCAGCATAAGCAATAGAATCTAAAGCAATCTTGATTCCATTGGCAGTTGAAAAATCTGATGGTGAATTTGATGGTAAAGATGTAGCAAATCCTTTTGGATTGTAAAGATAATATTCAATGTAATCTCCCCAATCATATTCAAGAGCAGTGCCTCTAACTGTATGAGAATCTGCTTTTGGATCCTTAATTTGCTGTCTTACTTTTCTTAATTTTAGAGGATCTACATACCTCAATTCTAAGATACCTTTTTTTGGGTTGTCTAAATCTATAACTTTGTGGTAATATATCCTTCCATCCACATACCAATTACGAATAATCTGATGACATTTTTTGTCAAATTTTAAAAGTCTTTTAATATAATTAAACTCAGCAATAATTTTTGATTTGAGAGTATCACTAATTTCTAAATTAGATAGTTCTATTTCTACTGGGGAATCATCTGCATCACTAACAACAAACTCATTGACAATTTCATCGACAGCAGAATCACATTCTGGATGTAGAGACATGTCTCTATATCTTTTAATTAACTCATACTCATTTTTTGCAACAGCTTCCGTATCAACATATGTGCCAAAATAGCCACCTGCTACGGTGGCTACGTTATCATCAGCATTGGGGGGAACAGGAGATTGACCTCTTTGCTCCCCCTTTTTATTAATTAGGAAACCAAATAATTGACTCATGGTATTGGGTTATATCAGCGTATAAACTATTTATTACTGATTTACAATACGGTTTGAAGAACCTGATCTTGTGCCAGCAGCTTCCACTGTCCAGTATGAATACTGGAATTCAACTGTAAATTCTTCAATCTGATCGTTGCTATCATAAGCAAGATCAATTTGAGAAACATTAGTTGGGAAAGCATAGTGTAACTGATACTCTCTAAGAATGGAAGCAGTTGTTGGTTCAGCAGCTGAATTCTTTTCGAGTTGCTTAACTTTTAGAAGTTGAGCATAACCAGTGGTTCCATCCACAGAAGGTGTGAATAGTGGAGCAGTGTTGCCATCATGAGTGTTAATAGCCTCTAACCATTGCTCAAATAAACCACGAATAATCATGTTCTTATCGTTAAAGAACGTAGCAGTCCAAGTATCAAATGTTCTGTCTCCAGCAATTTTTACAGTTCTTCCACGGAAAGGAACTTCAATAACACCTAAGTTTGATGCTGGAAGAGCAGCAGATTTACAAAGAAGATTAACTGTAGTTTGATCAGCAGTGCTAACTGTTCCTTGCTTTAGACCATTTGAAGCAGTTGGGAAAGGAATCTCCACATAGAACATATTAGGCTTTACGCCTTGTCCGATTTCTGCTATAAAGTTAGAAATTTTTGTTGCCATTGTCTTTTACCTCGTAAAGTTCGTGATGAAATTATTGACCAATTACTTCAGCAAACGAAACACCAGTCTTAGTAGCAGTAAAGGTTACTGTTACGTAGTTGATGGAACGAGTTGGCTTGATATAAACTTCAGCAACAAATTCGTTACGATCAATAACATCAGGTGTATTGTTTGATTCATCACAAACAACCAAGAAGTCGGTCACGCCTCTTCTTGCTTGAATTTCTGCCATGTAGGAATTAACGGCACTTGAGAATGAAGATCTTGTGATCTCATCATTCTGTTCAAATAGAACTTGCTTAGCAAGTCCTTCTACTCTCTTCTCAATATTGAGGAAGAGGCGGCGAACGTTAATACGATCAAAAGCACTTGGAGAAGCAAGAGCAGTCTTGTCTCCAAACAATGTTACACCAGAACCAGGGAAAGAAACAATAGGATTAATTCTTACCTGATATAATTCATCTCTGTCAGCTTTATTTGGATTGTAAGCAAGTTTAACAGCGTTACGTAATGAACCTCTGTTTAGACCAGCTGGTGAATACCAATCATCTAAAGATGCTGAAGTGGCAACACATAGACCAGCGATATCACCATTACATGGAATGTAACGATACTTATCATTAAATCTATCGTACATATACTTGTAACCACTATCAAATACAGCATATGATGTTGAAGTTAAACCATTAAAGAAATTAATTGTATTTAACTTTTGCTGAGATGAAGTTAATGCTCCATTAGCACCAATTTGATTTCCTTTGTGTGGCGATACAAATGCCACACAATCTTTTCTAGAAGCAGCAATAGCAATAACTTTAGCAGCCTTTTGTTTGGTAGCACTTTCTAATGCCATTGATCCGCCCATAAGAACAAAGTCAATATTGGTTTCTTCGGTATCTAAGAAAATATCATATGCCGAACCAATTTCATCAGCATCATACTGATAATCGTCGGTGCCACCATACAGAGAATAACTTGTGGCAAAAAGTAATTCAAAATTACCTGTATCTCCATCTAAAGATTCTACTGATTCTCCACAATTTAAACCTGAAAGTTGTGGTTGTGGATGAAGACCAGTAAATACATATGATGACTGCTCATTAATTACAGATCTGTAATATGTATTAGCACCTTCAGTACTCTTTCCATCAGAAAGTTTTGATAGATAGGCGTATTTTTCCAAAATTGTATTTGGAGATCCTGAAATAACTCCAGTTAAATCTACAACAGCAACGTGGACTTCATCGTAATTTAATCCATTTGCCGCGGCATAATCAGATGTTCCTGGGCGTGGAGCAACGGAAGATAATTTGATTCCAGTTGTTTGTCCCATTCCATATGTAATTTCTGCTTGTGAATACCAATCGGCAACAGCAGTAATTGATCTTGGAGTACCGTCATCATTTAGCGTATCACCACTAGCAACTAAAACTGTTGGATCATCTAAAATAATAGATAATTTTAAAGTCGTAGCATCCCATTGATAAACTCTAGCAGATACAGTATCTTCTATAGAATTTACAGCAATCTCAATTGTTGATCCTATACTTAGATTAATATCTGTTGGAGCAGCTGCTAGGGTTAAAACTTGATCGGCACCTCTATCAATAAAAGCAACTAAAAGTGAATTACCCCACTGCCCCGCTGATCTGGCGATAACGTAGTCGGATACTGTTCCACCCGACATCCAATCTAAATCATTTTTAACTAAAACACCACCATCTGAAGCAGCATTTAATACATTAGTGGTAGCACGAATTACTGCTAATCTACCACCATAGCTTAAAAATTCAGAAGCAACAAACCAATCTTCGGCGTTTGAATCTGATGGTTTTCCGAAAACATCAATAAATTGTTTTTGTGAACTGATATTTACAATCTGATCGATAGGACCTTTTTTGAAGGTCGAAGCAAAACCAGCTGTAATCTGCTGAGCACCAACAATTACGGCATTAGATAAATCACGCTCCTTTAATATAATTCCAGGCGAGACTTGACTTGCCATGTTTTTCTCCTCTAAAAGATGTCATTTTTTAACTAAAATTATTTATGATTTTGATTCTTTTCAGTGGGGAAACACTACATGAACAATTTACCAGTCAGGATATTCCCACTTATCAAATACTGCTGTAGTCATTCTACTAATAATTACCCGCTTTATAGTACACTCTTTACATTCATATGAATAAGCAGATAAAGCAGTTGCTCTATCTTTACGAGTTAAATAAAAATCAGATAACAAATCTTTTATTTTACCACATGCTCTACACTTCCTTTCTTTAAAAAGAAGATGACCCAAAGAGAATTGATCTTCTATATCCATTAATAATTCCACATATAAGATACATCTTCTTGAGTTTCTCCATACTCCCATAAACTTCCATTAGTTACAATACCTTCGTCACCCTCAAGACCTGTAACAATAAATCCAAATGGAGACATATCCTGCTCAATTTGATTCTTTTGCTCTTCATAAATTCTTTGACGTATATCATTATCAGTCATCTCCTTAAAATAATCTTGTACTGCTAACCAAGCAAATATTACAAGACACATTACAAGATCGTCGTGGAATCCTTCATCAGCTTCGAAAGATTGCTTTTTCTGAATAAATGTGGTAAGCTCAGATATAATTTCATAATCTCTAAACAATAGCTTGTCATCTTCTACCATTGTTTTTAAATTAGCACACCCAACTTTTTTAACGGTAATAGACATTTTCAATCCAAGTTGAGTTTTAGTTCCAGAAAATCCTTGTCCAACAATTTGACCTGCTCTACCCCTCATTGAGCACATTAATACATTAGGATATTCTAAATCATAGTTAAGAATAGATGCTACTTGATCTCCAATATCATTAACCTCACATAATACATAAGCATTATTATATGCTCTTGCCAAATCATTAATGATGTTTGGAAACAACATAGGTTTTATTTCATTATTTCTATATTTTGCTACAACTTTATATGGTACTGTAGTAATATCGAAAACAATAAATGCCGAATAATCTCCACCGATACCTCTACTGACATCAGCAGTAATAATATACTCAGATTTTTCTTGTGGTTTTTCGTAAATATCTAAACCTTTATTAGTACTAATTGGAGTGTCAAATACAAGTGATCTTAGTTTAGAAGCAGCAATGAGAGTGTCAACCGAACCTAAAAATTCACATTCAAATTCCTGAGTGAACTGTCGTTCGGAAGTATTCTTGATTGTTTCTTCTTTCCATTTAGCATCACGACCAGGAACTTCTGACCAGTGAACTTCCGTCCAAATATAATTGTTTCTTTTATTTTGAGCATCAACCCACAACTTATAGAAGTGGTTCATACCATAAGGTGTAGAAATAATAATAACTTTTGTTTTCTGACCTGATGAAATGGTAGGATATACAGATGAGAAAAAGTCATCCGCAATATGATTTGGAACGAAAGCAAATTCGTCCAAGAAGATAATATTAAATGACATGCCTCGTACAGCAGATGCTGAAGTGGATGCCGCCATAATTTTGGAACCATTTTCTAGTTCCATAGATCCTTTGTTCCAAACAAGAACACCTTGCTGTAACCACTTAGGAAGATTCTCGTATGCTGTTTGTAATCTTCCCAATAGGTCTCTAGCAGTTGATGCTTTGTTTGCTAGAATACCAATATTGGCACTATCATTAAACAATGCATAGTGAAGCAAATAGGAAACCACAACTGTAGATTTTCCTGTCTGTCTTGGTAATTTAGCGATGTTGAATCTGTTGTTGTGAAATCTATTAACTAGTTCTTTCTGGAAGTCATACATTCTAAAAGGAATTAATCCTTCATCGACAGAAACGATTTTTACGTAGTTAAGAGCAAAGTAAACAGGATCTTCTTTACATTTTAAGTATTCGTGAATTTGTTCCTTTGTCCAATCATGAGGAACGTTTGCTTTTTTTAATAAAGGATTACCAAGATATACACCAGTATCAGCCATAATTTCGTTTATAATGATCGTACTTTAAATCTTCCATATTTTCTAATCTCTTCTGCCATCCATCACCTTTCGTTGTACCTTTCATTTGATTGATACAAGTATCATCACCAAACCTATCACAGACTAAAGAAGCGAGTTCAGTTTCATCTCCTTTTTTATTGGTTCCGTTCCAATAATGTTGTCCATCGATCCAGGTTGCTCCACACTTGGGGCAGTTTTTAGTATTCATAAGTCTTACCTTAAGACGGTAATCTTATTATATATGTGAATTGTGTAACGTCAAGTTACCGTTTACACATATTTACTTCTTAACACTTGGAATAGGAACACTAAATCTTTCCCAAGCTTTAGGTCCATAAGAACATTCTTTTTGTGTTTCTGGTTTTTGGCAGAGTCTACAAAACTTTTTTTCTTCCTTTTCTTTCTTTTCTTCTTCGTAAACAACCTCTTCATTTTTGCCGCTCATATATTCTGAAGCGGTATCAATATAATCACAAGCAAGAGTTACTTTAGATTGTACCCAACCTGGAAGTTGCATCTTAGGATCTTTTACAACTTCACGTAAACGATTAACAGAACGTTCAATCGTATCTAGTTGACTCATGATCATACCACCTTCATCATCTAACTCTCTACCCATGGCAACAGCAATATGATTTTCATGAAGTTTAATGGACTCTTTAATATCCTTGTAAGTTTTTTTCTTACCGTTCTTCCATTCTTTTTTAAGTTGCTTTTCCATCTTGAGTAAGTGCTTGTAGTAATCTGGAAATTCGTCTAGATGCTGAAGAGCAATGCCATACGCTTCTTCGTGTGTAGTCACATGCTCTCGTTCTACAGTAGAACCAATTTCCGCTTGTGTTACAATATATTTAACATCAACACCATGTTTCTTGGCAATTTCTTTCTCTGTAGAAACTTTCTTTTTCATGCTTGATATGAAACCGAAACAGCTCTTACATCATTATTTGCTGCATATATTTTTTGGGTAGGTAATTTCCTAATCACTAGAGTTGTTCCAGGAGTCATACTAAAAGATGCTACAGTTGCTGGAGTTGCCTCTCCATCAGTTATAGTAACTAGATGTGTCTCATTACCACCAGCATCATGTAAAATACGAACTTCTGTCGCTCCGTTTACAGTTGTGGCAGTATTAGCAGTTGTGGGAAGAGCAGCTTCTTGCCCTAAAATTTTCAATCTCATTTTTATTTACCGTTTATTTTATATTTATTCTTCTGACTCTTTCTTGCTCATGTCTTTGAGCATCTTCTGAAGATCAGCAGTTGACCCAACAAACATAGTATTATTAACTGTAGTAGGTCCATTACCTTTTACGGGAGCATCAAGATCCTTCATCTTCTTTTGAAGATCAATAAGTTTATCAGTCATGTCTGAGACCTGCTTCATAGCGTTCACAGCGACCTCATACGCTCTAGGGTGCCCTGACTCCTGTGCCACCTCTAAAGCGCCTTGTACCGCCTCCTGACCCTTCTCTATGAGGTCATATAATTGACCTCTGGTATATTCATAATCTTTTTCTGGGTCTTGTTTATTTTTTGGTAACTCTACGATAGGAGATTCTTGAGATTGTTCAATCTCGATATCAAATATTTGTTCCATATTTTTTTCAAACTCGTTCATATTTTACAATAGTTCGATACCTTCATTAAAACCAAAATCATCATCTGGCATTACTAGTAAATCATCATCCTCATTTATCACACCATCCTCATTATTATCTTCTAATGCTTTTGGTGTATATGTAAATTTGGCATTACGTTTGTTTTGATCTAAGTCACCGACAGTTTCATAAACCATTGCCTTACGAATAATATCAGCTTGATTGAATGGACCATAGATATAAGATTTAGCAGTAAAGTTTAAAGTCCAAACAATTGTTCTTCTAGATAGGAAATCATCATCCCAATCATCTTCATAATTAATATTGTTTAAACAAATCTGAACATCTTTCTTTTCATTCATATCAGGAATCATATTGAGAGTGATGTTGAAATTTGGTTGGAAGAATGGTAGAATTTGTTCCAGAATTTGTAATCCATCATCCTGATTCTTAGCAATGATACCTAATTCAAAATCTAAATTATAAGGAACTGGAACATATTGAACTCTTACTTCATTGCCATTATCATCGATAATTGATCTGTACTTTTGTACAGGACTTGTCTTCCTAGAAGAATCATAAGAAACATTAGAAAGTTCAAAATAAATTCTTGGTAGCACAATTGCTACTCTTCTTTTTGAGGTGGTGTCTAAATTTTGTTCAAGGCGAGTTAAGAACTTTTGCTTTGGACCATAAGCAATTGGAACTTTTTCTACTTCTAAAACATCTCCTGTACTAGGATCTATCTTTCTTATCTCAATATTATTAAATAAAGTTCCAAAACCGACAACGGTTTTCTTTATTGCTTCGTTATAAAAATGTTGTCCTAACATCAGATACTACCTGTAAAATTACCATATTCACCGAAAGGATTTCTTTCTGCCCAGTCAACTATATCGTCACCAGCATCTTCAAAATCTCTATTCTTATCGTATGCGCTATTAGTATTATTTAGAGTGTCAAAGGTTCCTACCTCCCAAATAGATTCACTATCATCTCCAGTAATGGTATCCCCTTCTTGGAAGTTACCAGTTCTATCAACTAGTTGTAATACTCTTGTGTCGGGATTCCATGATTTTACTTTAGCGGTAAAGTTACCTGGATTACTGGTTACCAATTCTCCAGGTTCAAAATCTCCAATGCCGCCAGCATTCATAATTAATCCTATAGCAGAACTGAATAACAATTCAATTTCATCAATTTCTCCTACACCAGTGTCAATATCATCACTACCAATTTCATAAATTTCTGCCGTAATGGTGAAGAAGTAAATCTTTCCTAACTGGAAGAAAGGACTAATTCTCTGTACAAACTTAATTTCATACAAAGCTTTTGTGAGAGGAACATATAAAAGATCACCTTCGTTAGGTCTTTCTGGAATCTCTAAAGTATAACCAGCAGAAGCTTCTAACCATCTTCTTTCTGATACAACAAATCTAATTTCGTCAGTAATTCTTAATCCAAATTTACTGATAAATTCTGATTGGTTTCCAAAACCTTCTACATTCTGTAGAAGCATTTCGACTTGAAATTGATTTTTATATTTTGAATAGATAATATCATCTAAAGGACCGTTTTCAATTAATAAAGTCCTAGGTAGATAATAGATATCCGAACCAAATATTTTAATTTGTTCGTCTGTTAGATCTTGTAGTAGGTTTTGTTCCCCAGAATAACCACCATAGTATGTGGGGAAATAAGGACTTGTAGGCATCTTATCCGATCATGTCTATTGGTGGAAGTGTATACTTGGTAGGCATATCATTTTCTAGTTGCTCTATCTCTCCTAGAGCATCTTCGTAAAGTTGCCTACCATTCAATGATAACCCTCCAGGAAGAGTCACATTATTATACTTAATTAAGTTTTGTCCCCACTGCTTCTTCATTAAAGCAGTGGCATATTTTTTCAAGAAACTGTCATTATATACTTGAGACCAATCTTCTGGATCTAAAGCTCTATGACATTCAATTAGTAAATAATTTCCTGGAACTATTCTAGATTTGTCAACATCAAGGTACAATCGGTCTTGACGTTTATTAAATCTGAATTGAACTAAAGCTCCAGTATTTACAACCATATCAAGAGTTTCGAAATACTGGCGAATCATGTAGTAATTTGTCATGTCAAAATTACCAAAAGCAAAACCAGATGAGAATGAAAAAATATCCATCAGGAAATATTGATTACTCAAACCAAACAAATCATTACGAACCCAATTAGAAGAAACTCCAAATACTTTTGTGACTCCAAGAACATGATCTGGAACTTCTATATAATTATTTCTATTTACCCAAATATCATCATTCGGTGCTTCTTCTGATTCATCAGATCCAGTAAATCGATTCTGATCTTCTTCTGTAATTTCATGTTTTAGATACATGGTTTCAACACCATCATAATGCCACTCTTGATAAAACTGAATGGCAGTATCGATGATGTCATCAACTTGATCATCATCGATATTAATTTGTAATACTGGAGATCCTAATTGGCGTTTACAATAAGCAATTAGTTCTGCTCTACTAGATGGTCTTGCCATTTATACACAGACTCTTTTATATATTTATAGTCTGTCAAACATGAAGGGACTTCCAGTATCTTTACCAAACACTAATTTTCCATCAGAATTATAACCAGCATCCTTGGCAATATACTGATATTCATTGAACTTTACTTCGCTGACAATTCTTATGTCTTTCACAATACATTCCTTACATGCTGTAGCTACCCAGAAACCATTTGTATAATTAAAAATATAATCACAATTATGCTCCCAATTCATATTATATGATTGAAATGCCACTTCATTTTGTGATATGTATTCATACTTGTGATACTCTTGTCGGTATGGTTTTCCTTTTGGATATTGATATTCATACCAATTTTGAGAATGTAATTTGTTGTTACCCAGATCTTTGTATACAATTCTGATCATTGCATACTGGGATGGATAAGAAAACGCTTGCTTCTTATTTAAGTATTGTCCTATAATAGATTCAAATTTCATATTAAAAAACCCCCTTTCGGGGGCAAGAATCATTCTACAACTTCAGTTTCAGAAACTGGAGTTTCTTCTGCTGATGTTTCTTCTTGGGGATCTAGAATCTGTAGAGTTTCTAGACCACCTTGTAGTTTAATTTTATATTCTTTAGCTCTTTCCAAATCTTTTTCGAGTTTGGTAATCTGCTCATTAACGTTAGCGAGTTGATTATTAAAGTTCTCACGTAGAGAAGCTGTATCAGTTGTCATTTGTCGAATCTCCTGCCTAATAATACTGAATGGTGGATATTGTAACATAGTTATTTATTATAGTCAAGTTGTGGGGTTTTCCGTATTAATTGTTCTTTAAAGATTTAATTTCTTCTTGAAGAGCATTAATTTGATTTTGCTGATCCTTGATTGCTTCAATGAGTAGAGCGACTACGTTGCCATAAGCAACAGTCTTATAACCATTTTCATTTTCCTGAACAACCTCAGGAATTATCTCTTCAACTTCTTGAGCAATTAAACCAATTTGATGAGTCTTAATATCAATTCTATCAAATTCTACACCACGAAGTTTAGAAACTTTATGAAGAGCATTTTCAATTGTAGTGATATTTTCCTTAAGTTTAACATCAGAAGATGCTGTAATTTGACCAGAAGCAGTTATATCGCCAGCAGAGTTAATAGTTACGTTATTGGTTGTGGATCCACCACCATATAATCTTGTAATTCCACTATTGCTATTTCCATAACCAATGAACATACCATCATTATTAGTTGTGGTATTGCTGTTTCTCATTACACGGAAGTTCATGTAATTATCAGCATTATCAACCATACCAGCGGTAACGTTGGTTGCTGTAGTAGCTGATCCCACGGATAACGTACTTTGAGCAGTCCATGAAGGAGCAGTAGCACCAGCATTAACAATTAGAACTTGACCAGCAGTTCCGATTGCTAAACCAGTGGTAGCATCAGCTCCAGTTTGATAATGAATGGCGCCAGTAGTATTATTAGCTGCCAATCTTAAATTGACGGCAGATAATACATTTAATCCACTAATGTTTGACCAAGCTGGTGATGTTGTTCCACCAATCAATACTTGGGTTGATGCCCCAGCAGCAAGTTTAGATGTTGTACCAGCAGCGGATTGATAAAGAAGTTCACCTTGATTACCTCCAGTAATATTGCCAGCAGATCCAACAGAAAGTGAACTTTGGTTTGTCCATGCTGGAGCAGCAGAAGAACCACCAGAAAGTAGAACTTGATTAGCAGTTCCTGTTGATAGTTTTGATGTTGTATTGGCAGCAGATTGGTAGAGAAGTTTGAAATTGTCTCCAGCAACTGAAGCAATATTGCCAGCAGTTATATTTGATTGATCTGTATATGATGGGATCTTACTAGCATTTAATATTAATACTTGTCCAGCAACAGCAGCGGTTACTGATAATTTTGCTGTAGTATTTGAAGCAGATTGATATAGAAGTTCTCCAGCACTTCCTCCAGAAATATTGCCAGCAGTGAGTGTATTTTGAGCAACCCATGAAGGTGCTGATCCACCTCCGTTGGTTTGTAAAATATATCCAGCAGTTGATACTGCCAACTTAGTTGTAGTTCCAGATGCTGATTGATATAGAAGTTCTCCGTTAGCTCCACCAGAAATATTGCCAGCAGTGAGTGTATTTTGAGCAACCCATGAAGGAGCGGTAGCACCAGCATTAACAACTAGAACTTGTCCAGCAGTTCCAATATTTAACTTAGCGGTAGCACCAGCACCAGATTGATAAAGTAAATCACCAGTAGTACCAGCACTAATATTGCCCGCTGTAACTGAAGATTGATTGACCCATGTTGGAGCAGCAGCAGAACCTCCAGAAAGAAGAACTTGGTTAGCAGTTCCTGTTGATAGTTTTGATGTCGTATTGGCAGCAGATTGGTAGAGAAGTTTGAAATTGTCTCCAGCAACTGAAGCAATATTGCCAGCAGTTATATTGCTTTGGTCAGTCCACGAAGGAGCGGTAGCACCAGCATTAACAACTAGAACTTGTCCAGCAGTTCCAATATTTAATTTAGAAGTGCTACTAGAAGCAGATTGATAAAGTAAATCACCAGTAGTACCAGCATTAATATTGCCCGCTGTAATCGAAGACTGAGAAATCCATGAAGGATTTTGATTACTTCCATTCGTAGATAGAATAAATCCAGCAGTACCGACAGCAAGTTTTCCTGTTAATCCAGGACCAGATTGATATAAAATCTCTCCCTGAGCGCCGCCAGCAATATTACCAGCAGTGAGAGCACTTTGAGTTGTCCATTGAGGAGCATTTCCTGTAGAGTTAACAACAAGAATTTGTCCAGCTGTTCCAATTCCAAGTGTTGTTGTAGTGTTGAGAGATGATTGATATAATAGAGAACCAGCAGAACCACCAGCAGAAACATTTGTAGCACTGGTAGCATTACCAGATAAAGCACCCGAGAAAATTGACGCTTTTAATGTTCCTGTACTTGGAATAAATGTTAATCCGTTTGTTGAATCTGTGCTATACTTGACTGGTGCTGTGGAACTAGATGTACTAAAGAATCCTACAGCTAAAGCAGATGTTGTTGCTGTGTCTGATGTGATTCCAATATTAGTAGCAAATCCAACAGTGATAGTTGAAGGAGTTGTCCACTGAGGGGCAGTAGAAGAAGAATTTACAGTTAGAATTTGATTGGCACTACCAATTGTCAACTTACCTAGAGTTGGAGTTGTGGCAGTAGCATATAAAATATCGCCAACAGAATATGAATTCAATCCAGTGCCACCACGTACTGCTGCCAGAGTCCCAGCATCAGCATTGTCCATATTGGTGTAGTAAGAACCAGTCTGATCGTCAAGTAAATCAGCATTTAGATTGGTTACTTTAGTTGTTGATGAAATTGAGAATGGAGCAGTTCCAGTAGAAGCTGGAATAATTAACTGACCAGACTTATCGAAGGAGAATGTTGCTAAAGTATTTACAACGTTATCTGCCGATCTTGAAGCATCGTTACCAAATACAATATCTAATCTTCCACCACCACCAGTAGAAACACCAGTAGCATCAGAATGCTTAAGTAAGAAACCGTAATTAGATGACTGATACTTAGTACCATTATTAATGTAAATACCACCAGCAATATGATCTCCAGAGTTTCTTAGAATTGATTTATCTCTGGAATTCCAATCTTTATCATCAAGTAAATCAGCATCTAATCCAGATCCAGAACCATCATTATTTTCATTCCAAATTCTATAATCGGTATTTCCTGATGTGAAGAAAATTGAACTATTGTCTTTAGCATATAATCTAATAGTTCTATCTGAATCTACTTTTGCCCAAGACGATAAAGTATTAGCAGCACTTCCATTTCCAATAGCAAAGAACAATGAAGTTCCATTATGTCCAATAGCCCATGACTTACCAGTTCCATTCTGACCACCAATACCTAGAGCAGAGAAACCGCCGCCATCAGCGATAGTACCAGCAACAACCTTGTTAGCATAGCTATCTGGGTCGATGATTGTATTATCTGCTAATTGAGCAGCATCGTTAATAACGACTAAACTGTTTAGAGTTGAAGTTCCAGTAACAGTTAGGTTGCCAGATGTTGAAGTATCCTGATCAGATCTCATTACCTGGAATCTTGTAATGCCCTGTAAGGTATTAGCGTTTAGACCAGAATCATCAGTGTCATTTCCAGAATGCCATACTGTATTATTATTGTAAGTAAATCCATTACCAGTGATGTTTAGAGCACCATTGCCATTGCTGCTGTTACCACCAGTTACTTTAATTCTTACATCAAAATCATTAAATGCCCCACTGGAATGGAAATCAATTATAGATCCATTTGCTGGAGTGTTATTAGCAACGTTATTACCATCATTTCTTCCAAGAATTAATCTAGCACCAGTTCCATCATCTTCTAAAATAGATGATGTGTAAGTTCCAAATGGAGAAATTCTCAAAGAACTCCATGATTGCTCGAATCCAGTATATCCAATCTTTGTAGCAGATCCAATTGAACCACTATCTAATTGTACTGTCAATACAACATAATTCAGTTCAGATTTTATTGTTTCAATTGGGAATTTCTGTTCAATCTGTTTTAATGTAACATTACCAACAACTTGTAAAATGTCATTATATAATGAATATGTATTTCCAATAGCAAAATTCAAGTCTCCGTTGTTAAGTCTTCCAGAGAAATAAATTTCATAATGTGGTTTATCGATGTATCTTACTGTCGTTAAAGATTCTAAGAATTTCTTAGTAGTTAAAATTGGTTGTAATCTACTATCATTAATAGATCCACCATCAATGTTAAATCCATTAGTAAACCATTTAAGATCTTTTGATTGTAGCTTATCAGCGTCTAATCCAGAATTAACGCCATCATTACCAGATGTCCATACTTTATACCATGGAGACCAAGCATTAGTTGGATCTGTTGGGATAATGTTGCCAGTACCACGAATATAAAGGTTTGGTACAACATCGTCTGAAGTAATTGCTGAACTAGGACCACCACCGCCTGTACCAACGTTTACTGTTCCATCAGTAAATGCTAACTGCTTAAGACCACCACCACCAGCATCGGTGCCGATACCAGAAGGTCTTACAGTCAGTAATGTAACTCTCGAACCTTCATTTTCTAATGTTCGGTCAGATATTGTAGATCTATAATTTTCCGAAATTCTTAGAGCTAAAGATAACCCAGAAGCATAAGCCGAAGGTGCTGGTATAGCATTAATAGAATCTGTATTTGTTTCGAGTCTTGAAGTAGTACCAGATTTACCAGTGATATCAATTGAATATGTTCCAGAAAGTCTATCTGATCTTAATGTTCCAGAATCTAAGTTTGAAGCATCTAGGTAAAATGCTCCTTGCTTACCATCTAATAAGTCAGAATCTAATCCAGATTCTGGTCCAGTTTTTAATGATAGAGCACCATTTGGTCCATAATTAAATTGAGATTTTAAGAATCTAGCAACACCTACAGTTCCATATGGATCTAATGATGTTGTCTGGTTATTTACTCTCTTAATATCGACTTCAATATTTGAGAAATAAGTTTGTTGTGATGAAGCAAGTACTTTCAATATAGCACCTGTGCCAGTACCAAGTGCTCCTGGAATTGGACTTATGAAGAAATCTTCAGTATACCCAATTCCACCATCAGTAATTACTGCGTTTGAAATTAAACCATTCTGTATGGTAAATGAAGCTTTAGCACCAGATCCAGTATTTGAACCGAATAGTTCAATATTGTTGAATGTTCCTGTTGTAAATGGTCTGCCGAATTGTATTGATTGGTTAGTAATAGAAGAAGTATTATTTGTGGATAGTGTAATAATTGCTTCTGTTCCAGTTGTAAATGTAACATCAGTTACAGTAGCATTAGTTCCTATACCAGTTCCAGTTACTTGTTGATTTAAGATTACTCCTGTTCCATCAACAACAATAATAGTATTTTCTCCACTATTTCCAGAACCAGTAGATATGAAATAATTACCAGGATTTTCTATAAAAATATTAGCAGCATAAGCACCTTTAGTGAAGGTGGAATCAAATTGTAATGGTGTTTCTGTTCTATAGAAAGTAATAATACTATTTTTTGTTATAGTATTTGTTATTAAAGAACTTAAAATTACCCTAGTGTTTCCAGAAATTGTTACTGTATCACTAACAATTGTATCCGCTGGAATGCCATTACCTTCAACTCTCTGTCCAGTTTGTATTAAACTAGTTAGTGGGAAAGTTAAATAACTTAATCCACTCTCAGAAGTAATTAGTACTTTCTGTAAGAATTTAGTTTCTGGTAATTTCAATCCTTGTACAACTGGTTTATAAGATTGGTCACCTCTTAAAAATGTAAATGAGTTTGCTGATCCACTATTTGGTAATGATAATCTTGAAGTGGAAATTGTTCCTGTAGAAATACTGGAAGCATCAATAGAAGCAGTAGTCAATGGAACCCAATTGAATTCATTCGTACTTGAAGTATTAACTACTCTAGAAATATTAACTGTGTTTTGTGGAGTTGAATGATCTTCAATATTGTCCGTATCAATAAATTTTGTGGCATTTTCAATGTTAATGTAAACTCTACTCTCAACAAATCCTATTATTTCAGCTCTTTCTCCAACATACGAGTAGAAGCAAGTTCCACCATCTGCTGGTTGTGGAGTAACAGACTGTCCACTAAAAGCAGAATTTCCAGAAGTTCCAGAAATTGTTACCGTATATAAATTAGTTCCAACATAAATTAAGTCATCAACGTCATATGATTGTCCAGAAGACCAGGCAATTTCTCCAATAGAAGATTGAATTGTTGGAGGTGTGCTATACCCACTTCCTTTTTCTGTAATTTTAATAGAAGAAATTCTAAGACCAACTACATCAGCTGTGGCTGTTGCTTGAACACCACCTGGAAGATCTGGAGCAGAAATTATAATAGATGGAGACTCATTTAAATAAACGTTTCCTCCCGAAACTACAGAAATTGAATATAATGTTCCTTCTAAAGTATCGTCTACAGTGCCGATTGCTCCAGTTGCTGATCCAATTACAAGTTGTCCATTTGTGAAAGTGACATCGGAATCTGGAGCATATGCTAAGAATTGAGAATCTGAATCATTGTTCAAAATATAAGATACAGTTCCTGTAGCAATCTCAATAGAAGTGTTTCCATTTCCTTCATCTGTAATTACTAATGGAATTTCATTAATAACATTTTCTGGAGAAGATGCTAATTGAATGTAATTATTTTCTAATACAATAATATAATAAAAATTTCCACTAGTTACAGGTCCACCATCAGTAAGTATAGGATCACCAGTAACATTTGTGATACTTACAATTTGACCACTACTAAATCCAGTTTTTGGTGTATAGATTTTATTATTCGCTACATCTACATCAGTATAACTAACAACATCATTTAATCTAGTTACCTGAACAGCAATATCACCAGAATTTAAACCTTCTAATGCTAATCTTTCTGTGCTATTAGCAACTGTATAAACTTTGAATGGTCTGATGGGAGGAATTTGATCTAAGTTAATCTTACCATCATTTCCAAGTTCTACCAGAGCATTTGGTACTGGGTTGGTTGAATATGGTTTATTGAAGAAAGGACCAAGGTTATTTGTTACAAAATCTCGAACTGCTTTTTGTGTAGGTAGTTTTTGATTTGTAGCAGCAGCACCACCTAAGGTTGGTGATTGATCAAAACCAGTAACTATAAGATCACCACCACGAATACGTAAGAATTCAATCTCAGAAATTGATACCTGACCAGTGAAGTAGATGTTACCTGTACGGTTTTCCATCTTCACTGTACGACCTACTTTGAAGTCTCCCGCTTCATCAGTACCTGAAGCATAAACTCTACCATATCTTTGAGATACTTGTTCGTTATCTTCTTTTTTCTGACCACCATTTTCTGGTAGACCATAATAATTAATACCAGAACCAATATATTCAAATGAATGACCAGATGAGTTAATAATAGATGGTCTGAATAATCTTACAGTCTTGCCAATTAATTCGGAAGTGTTCAGATTTACAGTTAACCCTGAAGATATATTTTTAACTAAAATAGCATCATTTAATTCAATTCGAGAAGAAACTTCTCCTGTACCACCAACTGTTGTTTGTGATACTACGGTAACAAAATATTCGATATCAGAAACGACATTCTGATATCCATCAATTTTCATAATAAAGTTTTCTTGTGGTTTTCTTCCTAAACCATTAAGTTTAAATATTGTTTTACCAGCAGAACTAACACCAATTTCTCCAATGGTTCCAATATCGAAAGAATATGGTTCTCTTCTATAACCAGTGGCACGTAAAGCATATGTACCAAAGTTTGAAGCAGAGTTAGTTACAGAAGCATATCCACCAGTCTCAGCAAGAATACCATCTTGACAGAAGATACAGAACACAGACACAAGCTGACAGTAACCATCTTCTTTAACTAAGTAACCAGTACCCCCTTGAGAAATAATGGTAAACGCATTAGCAACCATTGATTTACCCTGAGGTGCTAAAATAGATTTACCATTCTCGTCTAATCCAGGACGAGGTACGTTAATTTGCTTGATCTTAGAACCATCAACCTCACATCCACCGCCACCTAAGAATGAAATAATAGAACAGTTTTGGATATAAGGAGATACTTCAATTACATCATTAGCATTAATCATTCTGCCACGAATTACTGGTCTATTACCAGCATCAGTCATAGTTCCAGAACCTTGTATAACTGTTGGGTTATAAAGAGTACCTTGGTTTAATGTAGGTGTGAATGGATTATCGTTTGTGACTTCTGGTAAAGGATTGCCATTTAATGTAGAAGATAAAATAGCAAATAAATTTATTAGAGTGGTTACAACAGTTGAACATTCTGGATATGAAGTATCTTCAGTGATAAATTCATCTGTAGAAGCACGTTGTAATCCTTTAAAGTATGTTCCAGCAAACTTTCCAGGGAAGTTTTGTGGATAATATTTAATAACATTATATTGAATACCATAATTTGGAGATGGTAATGGAGCACCAGATTGAGTTAAAACACTATCTAAAATTGCCCAGATAGATTCTATAGTGCTTTGAATATTAGCACAAGAATCTGGATCAGTATTATCATTTGTAATAGGATCTGGTAAAATAGAAAGATCTGTATAAGGAGTTTCTAGAGTATATGTTCCTGCTGGTAAGTTATTTGTAATTGCTAATTTTGCTAAATTCTTAGCATATTCAAAAGCATACTGACTCTTTTGTAATTCATCATTAATGAATGTTACAGCTCCCACTGGTGTTAAGTAAGCTTCTGTTGCCTGTAGAATTCCAGAGTTTCCTCCAGTAATTATATCTTTAATAATCGCTGTTAATACTAACTGAATATCTCTCTTACACTTAGTTTCATCTGGTATGTTAATTAAAGGATATTGATTGTTAGCAGCACCTAATGCTTCTTCAGCAATATATACAAAATTTCTAGCGATTAATCTAGCAGCATCAATCTTAGTGCCACCAGAATTATTTGTTAGTACATCAATAAATTGTTCAAACAGTGATTCAATAGAAGATTCAACGAAAGCACATTCTGGATAACCAGATGGATCATCTAAAAGATCATTATTTACTACATAATTTGCTGTAGCATATTCTTTGGTATATGTTGTGCTAGAACCAGTCTTCCAATTTCTTATAGAAAGAATTGCTAAATCCTTTACTTTTTCAAATGTCTCTAGACTTTGAATTAACTGATTACCAATATAATCTAAGTGACCAGAAGCATCTCGGTAATATTCTGCTGCTCTAATTGTTTCTGAGTTTCCTCCAAATCTTAAATCATGAATGAAAGCATCTAAAACATATCCGATATCTCGCTGACACGTAGCATTATCATAATCTGATACTAATTCAGTATATCCTGGCGAGGCATTCAATGTAGTTAAATATGGATAGATATCTTCAATATATCCTACAGCTTCTTGAGCAATAAAAGTCTTGTTGGCAGAAATACTATTAGCAGCATCGAACCAAGGAGCACCAACTTCACTGAAAGTGAAGTACAGTTTTGCTGTAGTTGTAGTTACATTTGCTACTTGATCTAAGGTAATTATATTATCTTCTCTGTCAATTCCAATTACGTGAGCATAAGCATTTGGGGTGTAATCAGTATATCTGAATTGATTAGCAGATACTCTCATTCCAATAACTATTCCATCAGTATTTGGAACTGATACAGTAGCAAAACCACCAGAAGTTGCGCAATTTTGTATTTCAAAATGCCAATTTCTTGTAGCAGCAATTGCCATATGCTTAGCATATTCATAAATGTGTAGAGTTTTTCCTAATTGATCTCCAACAAAATCTACACCTGAATTAGCGCCAGTTAAATAAGAATCGGCAGCTCTAATAATTCCTACAGTTCCTCCTAAAATTACATCACGTTGAATAGCACGAAGAATAAATCTTAAATCCCTCTTACACTTAGTAATATTTGGAATTGTGGTATTCGGGAAAGCGACTTCGCCAGCAGCGAGTGATTCCTCAATAATAAAGTTTTCATTAATAGCAATTTGATTGGCAGTATCTAAGTATTCATTATCAGCATCTCCAGTTAAAATGTTAATAATCAAATCAAATCTAGAAGTAATTGCCGATGCCACATTAGAACAGTATGGCGTTTCATCATCTACAATTACAAATTCATCTCTAATGTAATTCAAATCTGTGTATTTCTTATTATATAATTGTTTTTGTGGGAACTCTGTCCAATTTCTCATAGCAAGAACACAGAGATCTCTAGTCTTTCTAAAAGCAGCAACAGACTGAATTAATTGACTATCAATTAATTTAATATTACCATTTTGTTGCTTGTAGAAATTAGCATAATTAATACTGTTTTTATTTGAATCATTTAAAGTGATGTCATTAATGACAGCATCAATCATATATTTGATATCTCTTACACACTTTCTTTCATTCGTTGAATAAGATCCTTTGGTAACAGTAATACCATTCAATGAATTTAGGTTACCATCATCAATTATTGTAGTGATGATTGATACTAAATTTGTAATAGTTGACTGAACATTAGCACATGAATATTTGTCGAGGTTTGATAATCTCTCTGGATCTATACTAATAGAAAGATCATGATAATTTAATTGATTTGTGATAGCAGAAATCATTAAATCTTTTGCTTTATTAAAAGCAACAATAGAAGCTGCTTCTTCACCAACCAAACCATTTGAAATTGGTTGACCTTCAGTGAAATAATATCTAGCAGCAGTTACAGATCTCCAATTTCCGCCATCAGCAAGATCTTTTGCTACAGAATCAATAATGTAACCAATATCTCTACGGCACTTAGTTTCCCCAATACCAAATTCTCCTTGAGATTCTGTGAATGAATCTAGAGATGCTAAGTCACCATCGGAAATTACTGTTGTAATAATTTGTGTAGCAGTTGTGATAGCAGATTGTACATCAACACAAGAGTTTGTATTTCCAGAAGGAAGTAATGGAATATCTCCACCGCCACCACCATAAGTAGCAGGACCTTCCGATAAAGTTAAATCTTTCACAAATAATTGATTTGTTACCGCTTTTTTCATCATGTCACGAGCTTTATTAAAAGCTGTGATAGATTCAGCGGTTTCTCCTACTAAACCATTTGTTAATGGGGAAGAAACATTAGTGAAATATTGCTTTGTAAATTCTCTGGAGTATATGTTTCCTTTTGTGAATACATCCAAAGAAACAGCATCAACAAAGTATCCGATATCTCTCTTACATTTAATCTCCCCACGAAGAATATTATATGTAGCAGCAGAAATAAAATTCTGTCTAGAAGATCCAAGAGATCCAGCGGTAATAGTGTCTGTCACTAATGTAGTTAGAGTTCCTACAAGAGTTTGAACATCTGAACAAGAATCTGGATCTATATTGCTTCCAGTTAAAGGATCTTCTGTAATAGTTAAATCTTTCTCATATAACTGATTCGTGAATGCTAAGATAATAACATCCCTCGCCTTTTCAAAAGCAACAATAGATTGAGTTTGTTCTCCTTCTAGAGTTGTGCTTGCCCAACCTGTTCCATCTTCCTCAAAATAATATGATAAAAATGTTCTTGTATTGTAATCAGTTAACTGTCTTAAATCTGCTTCAATAGCATTTACAAAATGTCCTATATCTCTCTTACATTTTGCTTCGCCATCTGGAATAATTCCATTTGTTTCTTCCGCTAATCCAGACAGATTTCCGTTTTGTAATACACTAGTAACTAAACCAGTTAAATTTGAAATAGTTGTTTGTACATTAGAGCAAGAAGTAATATTTGTATTCGACGAAGATCCAGTTCCTGGATTTGGATCTGCGGTTATTGTTAGATCTTTTACAGTTAATTGGTTAGTAATCGCTGCCTGCATTAAGTTTTTTGCTTGATTAAAAGCATAAACACTTTCAGTGACTTCACCAACAAGACCATTAGAAATAGGAACTCCATTATTAAAATATTGTAACACAAATTTACGAGAGTACTTATTACCACCACCTTGAGCAAGATCAAGAGAAATAGCATCAACAAAATATCCTAAATCACGCTTACATTTTGTTTCTGTTGAAGCAACTGCTGGGTACTGCGTAACCATATTAGTCCAAGCAGTAGTAACAATTTCAGTTTTATTTTGTTGAATTAGACGATAAGAATCTTTAAATCTTGATCTTGGAGTTGTTTGTGGATCTCCAGGATAATAAAAATCTGGATAATCTACACCAATCTGAGCAGCAGCACGATCAATAATTTCCTGCTTGTTACTATAAATGAGATCAGCAGCATCTTCATATCTATTATTGTTTCCATCATTTTCTACTGCTAAGTCATTCAAATCTAATGATGATAATACATCTGTTACAACAGCAACTAATGATGTGATGGCAGATTGTACATTAGCACATGAGTTAGGATCTGTGTTATCATTAGTTAATGGATCATCGGTGATAGTTAAATCTTTGATAGTCAATTGATTAGCAATCGCTTGCTTCATCAGATCTCTAGCAGCATTAAATGCTGTGATAGATTGTGTTACTTCACCTGCCAATCCATTCGAAATAAAATTATTTCCATCAAAATATGATAGAATAAATTTTCTAGCGTATGTATTGCCACCAACAAAAATATCTAAAGAAATGTAATCAACTAAGAACCCAATATCACGCTTACACTTATTTTCTAGATCAGTTGGGGCTGGGTTAGGAAGTCCAGCAGATGCCATAACGGCATAGGCGCTATCGATAATTTCTTGACGATTTAATTGAATTAAACGATACGAATCTTTAAATCTAGATCTTTGTGTAGTCTGTGTATCTCCAGGGAAATAAAAATCTGGATGTTGAACAGCAATTTCAGCAGAAGCAAAATCAATAATTTCTTTTTTATTTTGCTGAATCAAACGATAACCATCAGCAAATCTACTAAATTCATCTGTTACTGAATTTCCTGGAAAATTAAAATCTGGATATTCTACAGCAACTTCAGCAAGAGCTCTATCGGCAATATAGTTTTTATTCTTGAGAATAAGGTTTGAAGCATCCTTATATCTCATTGATTCATCTAGATAAACATCAGGATGAATTGTAACTTCATCGCCAACTAAAGCATTTAATGGTTTAGTTAAATAAATTCTATTGTTATCATAATCTATAGAAGATATGTAAGTGTTATCTGATATAGCATCACCCGATACGGAAACTAGTTGTCCAACTTTTATGTCAGATAAGTTATTAACTTTTAGATAAGAAGGATATACATCCGCCACAGATTGTTCTAAAACAATTTTAGTGAATACTGGTAATGGATAAGCAAATCCATCATAGGTTTCTTTTAACCATCCAGATACTTCTTCAGCAATAAATTCTTTATTAGCATCTATTAAATCAGTAGCATCAAAATAGCGATCGTCGGTATTATTAGTTACGATATCTGTAATTAATGTAAATAAATTTATTAATGTATTAGCAACATCAGCACATTCTGGAAATTCTGGATAATCAGTTGTTCTTGGAACTAAATCATCTCTCCACTGAGATAAAAGTGAAGTTTGACCTTCTTCTAATTTTAGATTAATTGGTCTTGTGTTTCCAGCAGTGCTTCCAGATCCATCTAAAGTATGATCAGAACCAGAAGTTCCTGTAGAATGCTTCCAAATTCTTACTTGAGTTGGCGAAAGTACTTCTTTGATGTAATAATCTGTAGCAACTTGCTGGTCGGATAGATTGTAATAATACAATCTCATTTTAGGAACGAGACCAACCGTTGAGTTAACTTCAACTACGTCACTGTCTTCAAAGAATGTCATATTAATTTTTGTTTGCCAATTTCTCATAGCTAAGATTGAATAATCTCTAGCTAATCTAAAAGCAAATCTAGATTGTCTATGTTGATTGGCAATATATTCAATAGAAGATGTTGAGTTATTTCTATACGATTTTGCAGCTTCAACTGAAATAGCATTGCCGCCATATGGAAGATCCGCCATAACAGCATTTAAAATATGCTTAATATCTCTCTTACAGAAATTTTCTCCATCTTGAGTATTTGATGTTGGTTCTGGTAATACATTAACTCCATTAATTATTGTATCAGTTACAATAAATGCTAAGTTGTCAATAGCAGTTCGTACATCAGAACAATTATTACTATTTTGTTGGTTTGTATTTGTTGTTGGATCTGCTGTTAAAGAAAAATCTGTATATGGAGAAAGAGGAGAATATGTTGGTTTTACAGGAAGAGAATTTGTGATAGCTAGTTTTGCTAGATCTCTAGCTTTATTGAATACTGCTACAGATTGTGCTTCTACTCCAGCGATACCTCCAGTAATAGGAGCGCCAGTTACTGCGTTAAAATATGATTTAGCAACTAGAATACTATTTTTATTTCCTCCATCATATAAATCGTTTGCTACACCACGTAAGAAATATTTAACATCTCTTCTACACTTATCTTTTTTATCTAAATTGGATTGTCCCCAAACAGCATAATTAGATTCATTGTATAACCAACCAATTGCTTCATCAGCAATATAATCTAAATTTTTATAAATTAAGTTTCTAGAATCTTTAAATCTATATCTTGATGTAGCGGTTCCTGGATAAACAAAATCTGGATACTTAGAAGTTATTGCGCCAGTTATTTCTTCAGCAATAAAATCTCTGTTGTTTCTAATAAAAGTAACAGCATCTAAAAATCTATATGAAGTAAATGTTGAATCCGTAAATCCGTATGGAGAGTTTAGTAAACTAATTTCAACATATTTTGTCTTTGCTCTAACAGTACACTGTCCTGGAGGTGGTTCATAAACAGAATTGTAATTTGGTGCTATCTGTTTTTTAATTACAATTCTTCTTGAAAATCCATCAGAATCATATAAAACTTCATCAACTCTTTGATAACCAAAGAAAGATGATAAAGCAGATGGGGAATTATTTGGTTTGGCAATATTGACAATATCAAATTCTTTTAAGTCATGTAGACCATCAAATGTAATTACAACTCCACCACTTCCTACTGTTAGTTGTCCATCATCACCAGGAGTTGGGTATGTTGACCAGGAAGAAGCATTTATTGATTGTACTACATAATTTCTTACTTCCGTTTCTCCATACTTAACAACTTCTCCCTCAGCTCTGGTAGAAGTAAAAAGTGCTACATTAAATGAATAAAAATTATTATTAATTGTATACTGTACTACTTCATCATCAGTATATGTAACTGCAGGAGAGTTTTCATTGACAATGATATTTAAAATTGCTTCTTTTTTATCGCCAAGATAAATATATGCCGCCGTTCCATTTGTTGCTTGCTTTGGAGTACTTAGTGTACCACTAAATGCTATAGTTCCACTAGTACCAGCAGTAGTAACTTTGTATATAGAATCTTCAACACTAATAATATCCTCTAAAACATATTCTTGTTCTTCACTCCATTCGTAATCAGGAATTGGAGTTGCTGATATAATAGAAGATACTTTAGCAGAACAAGATGAAGATTGACCTACAATAGAAATATTATTAGATATTAATGTCTGTAGAGTGGTTATATCTCCGTCATGTTCTTTAATTTTTAGAATAGCACTTCTTTGACCGAACATTTTATGTCCGATTGGAAATCTTCTTTGGAAAGAATCCGAACCATCAATTCTTGTAGGATCTCCACCAATTTCGTCATCAAAATAAAATCTTTGTTTATCGTCAAAAACAAAAGCAAAATTATGAGTGTAAACTGGATTACCTTCAGTATCTAAAGCATCACGGAAAGTAAGACCATTCATATAGTTCTGGTTACTCGCCTTAAACATATGGCGACCAGGATTTAATGGTCTGACAATTACAAGTCTTAAGTTATCTCCAATTACAGAACAGAGGGGTGGAATTGAAATTGGGTTATCTTCATAATATTCTCCACCAGCAACAATTAAAGTTTCTCTAACTGGAGTAGCAGCTGCTAATTGAGCAGCTTTTTTAATTGTCTTTACTGGTTTAGCAGGAGATCTACCATTGTTGGTATCACTACCAATTTCGGAAGAAACGTAGATACGACCACCAACATCATTTGTAGCAACGTCATATACAAATTTAGTTGTGGCAATTCTATTACTTTGATCTTGTAGAGGTGGAGTAACAGATTCTGGATATACTGTTTGTCCGTAAAAAGGTAAATTAGTATTAGTTAAATTTGTGTATGGTACTAATCTAGGTGCTCTTAGAGAAATACCTGGAGTTACAAAATTTTGAACATTTAAGTTAGTTACAGTAGCACTGTCACTAACAATAGAAGCAGATGTTCTAATAGCACCCAAAACATCCAATTCATAATCAATAGTATCTAATTCACATGTAGCTCTAGCTGTAACACCTCCTTGTGGGGCATCACTAAATGAAATTGAAGGTGGGGAAGTGTAACCTTTACCAGGATCAGTAATCAGTACAGAAATAATGCTGCCAGTATCGGGGTCTCTTACAGCACTTAAAACAGCAACTCTAGAGTTTATATTTCCATCTGGAGAACTTACAGTAATTGCTGGAGTAATTAAATAACCAGAACCTGGATTTGTGATAGTTACTTTTGCTATCTTCTCTCCAGTTCTATTTAAACCAACCCTAGAAGTTCCGTTTTTACGAACAACTCTAACAATTTCTTTGTTTTCAGTTCCTTCACCTGAACTTAATGTTAGAAAAGATTTTCCGTTTAAGTTAAGTTCAGATGATTCAATAAATTGCTTTTTTGGATTGAACTTTAAGCTCATTTTTTAATAACCCCGATTATTGTTAAAAAGTAAAAACCCTTTATATGAAAGTATTTATGAAGAAAAAACAGATGAAATAATTTCCATGTAGCACATCCAAGTTACTTGCTGTCCTACAATTCCAGGATTTCCTTCAGCAGTAAAAGATATAGATCTTCCAGCATAATATGGTTCCACTGACCAAGTTATATTTGTAGGAAAATCATCTACAAATACAGTCTGTGTATCACTAATTTCGGTTATAGTATTGTTTTCACATAAAACGCTTAAATCGTAATTTAACGAATACTTATATATCGAAGAACTAGTATTAGTAGCTACTATATTTGTTTTTATTATATTAATTGAATTATTTGGTAATTCTGGATATACTCCTAAAGTTACAGTATAATCACCTAATGTGAAATTCTGGATAGAGCTAGTAAAACCAGTCCTGGCAACTAAAACATAACTATTTTTTTGTGACAGATCTTTCAGGAAAGTATGATTCTGTTTTACTTTTGTAATATTTTTTAGTTCTACATTATTAGTATCATCTACTTCTAAAAATGAAGTTACTATTCCATCATCATTTTCTACACTGAACCCTTTACCAGCAATAAAATTCTGCTTTGACATTATTTTTTAATTAAAGTATTAGTTAGCTTTGAAGTAAATTCAACGGAAGCACCATTACTATATCCAGGAATCTTTGTTATAGTTATATTTAGGTTGTCGTTAACTACAGATAATTCATATTCAACCAATTTTTCTGAAGTGAATACATCACTGCTTTCCGAGAAAAATACATTGTCACTGTCATTTACAATAAATGTAATTTCAGTAATTTCAAATTCTGATAGTTCAGAAGAAGTTTGGATTAAAATCTTGCCAGACCTATAAATGGTAGTATCACAAACAGACAAGATAATGTTAGTATCATAAGCATTTGAATTACTAGAAGCTTTTAATGTAAAATCATCGAGGTTTACAAATTTTCCTGTATTATCTACAAATGTTTCGTATTGACCATTATTGTCATAATCTATTTCGACAGCGCCAGTATTAGATCCTTGATTTACAAATCTGATAAAACTTAATGAATTGACATCTAGTGTTAATGTATTTTCTGATGTTGAAATAATTGGAGCAGAAGAATAATCAACAGTTAAAATATTATTATTTAAAATTAACTGAGTGTTTGTAACTTGTAATAATTCTGGATTTATTCCAGAATCTTTCTTGATAGTAAATAATGATCCAGATGAAAGTGAAGATGATAACTCTAAAATATCACCTTGTAATTGTAGCGTAGTAGAACCACTATCTTCACTGAATACTAAATCATATTTTTCTGTTGAACTAAACTTAGATGAAATGGTTCTAACTGTTTCTAATTCTAATTTAGATAATGTTAACTGTACGGAATTAGTTCCTTCATTGTAAAAATAGAATGTATTATCATTAGCAGCTGGTGATGCTTCGGCAATTAAGTAAGTGTTGCCATCTACATCTCTTACTCCACCAACAGATCCCCACTGTGAACCATCATATCCTTCAAATCCCCATTGCTGAGTATTAAATCTGATTAATCCTGCTACTGCTTCGGTAGATGGTCTTTCAGCTTGTGTTCCTACAGGAACTCTAAATCCAGTATTAGTATCAATTTTAACAATACCATTTGTGGATGGAATGATATTGATACCAGATCCAGTGATATCTGTTACTTCAAATATTACATCATATCCTCCAAAAGTACCTTCTAAAGAATCTCCACGTAAATATCCATATCCACCTGTTGTGATGGTAATATTCTCTGGTAAGATTTTCGAATCTAATACAACAACAGTAATTATAGCACCAGAACCAGATCCACCTGATAAAGTTATTCCAGAGTATATTCCATCACTAATAGAAGAAACATCAGTATCAGCGGTTGATAATCTAGCAATAACACCAAAAGAATTTGAATTGTATGTAGAATCTTGGATTATTTGATTTCCTGATACCGTAATTCCTTTTAATGCTTTGTAATTAGTTGAGAATATATTACCAATAGTTGATAAAGTACCAGATGCTATATCAATACCTAATGTTTGAGTGTAATCAGAAGTTCTAGTTAAAATAGCATTGTTTCCAGAAATATCACCATTAAAGATAAAATCTGATGATGAATTATTTAAATCAAAATGTAAATCATTACTATTTGACTTAATTCTATTTGTTGTAAACTCTAGATTGTTTACAGTTAATTTATTTGTTGATGAGTCGTGGTATAAAGATCCGCCATCTACATACAAATCACCTTGAACTTCTAGTCCTACGTTTGTAGTCCAGTAATTAGTGGCAGCATTCCAGATAATGGTTTTATTTGAATCTGCTAGTAATGTAATACCGCCACCGTTAGCTGACGCATCTGATGGAGAATCAATACTACCTAATTCAATATTTTTATCATCGACAGAAATTGTTGTTGAATTAACAGTTGTTGTTACGCCATCTACAATCAAGTTGCCCTTGATCTGTACATCACCTGTATTATTTCCTACAACCCCTGGGTCAATTACAATTAATGTATTTGACGAAGTAATTTGATTGGATACAATTCTAATTTCTTCAATAACTACCCCACCAATACCATCGGTATTGATAATAATTTCGCCATTGGAATCTGTATTTGTTATTGTATTTCCATTGATATTAATATTATCTACTTGTAGATCGCCAGTTACTGTTAGAGTTGATAGATCTGATACAGATCCAATATTAACATCATTTACTGTTTCTACCACTCCAGTGCCATTTGGTTCTAAAGTGATATTACCATTCGAATTAGTCGAACTAATTACGTTACCGTTAATTCTTAGATTATCGGCATTAAATATGCCATCTACTGTTAGTGTGGAATTAATATCTACTGGTTTTGCTGTAGATGTTTTTCCTGAACCATTAGGTGTTAAAACAATATTAGCATTAGCATCAACTGATGAAAGTACATTTCCTGTGATTTGTAGAGTTTCGATTATGACTCCAGTTGTATCAATTGAAGAAATTGTACTACCATCAATTCTAATATTATCAGCATTAAATTGACCAAGAACAGTGAGAGTCGATGAGTCTACTGATGTACCAAAGTTTACATTGTTAATCGTTTCGACAACTCCAAATCCATTTGGTGCTAAGGTGATATTACCATCTGTATTTGTGGAACTAATAATATTACCATCAATTCTAATATCGTCAATATTAAATTGACCAACTACATTTAATGTATTAGTAATACTTACTTGCTTTGTAGTTACTACTCTTCCAGTTCCATTTGGAGTGATATTAATATCACCATTAGTTGCTACAGAAGAAATTACATTTCCTGTGATTTGTAGAGTTTCAATTATGACTCCAGTTGTATCAATTGAAGAAATTGTACTACCATCAATTCTAATATTATCAGCATTAAATTGACCAGTTACAGTTAAAGTTGATAAATCAGATAAAGATCCGAAGTTCACGTCATTTAAAGTTTCAACAACACCAGTTCCATTGGCAGTTAATGTAATATTTCCATTTGTGTTAGTTGAACTTAAAACATTACCATCAAGTCTCAAGTTATCAGCATTAAACTGTCCCAATACAGTTAAAGTTGAGTTGTCGCCAGAAGTACCAAAGTCTACATCATTAACTGTAGTAACTTTTCCAGAACCATTTGGTGTTAAAATAATATTAGCATTAGCGTTAATTGATGATAGAATATTGCCAGAAATCTTTAATGTCTCAATAGTTACTCCAGCGGAGTTTGTTGATGATATTGTGTTTTCATCAATTCTGATATTATCGGCATTAAACTGTCCTATTACAGTTAAAGTTGATAGGTCTGACAACGTACCAAAGTTAACATCATTTACAGTCTCAACTACACCAGTACCATCTGGTGTTAAAGTTATATTTCCATTAGTATTTGTAGAACTAATTACGTTACCGTCAATTCTTAGATTATCAGCATTGAATTGACCAACTACGGTTAGAGTAGCATTAACATCAAAATTCTTTGCTGTAGTTGTCTTGCCAGATCCATTGGGGGTAATAACAATATTAGCATTAGTATTACTTGAACCTAAAACATTGTTTGTTATAGTTAAAGTTTCTATAGTTAAACCAATACCATTTGTCGATGCTATCGTATTATTATTAAGATTAATGTTATCAATCTGAGTTTCACCAATAACGGTTAGTTTTGATAAATCTAAACTTGTACCGAAATTGACATCAGATGTGGTTTGTACCACACCAGTTCCTATTGGTTCTAAGGAAATATTACCATTGTTATTTGTAGCTATAATGCTATTATTTTCAATCTTAATATTTCCAGAAGTGGTGCTAGTTACGCTTAGGTTTTGTAAAGTTGTATTTGTTCCATTGACTTGTAAACCGCCATTAATTTGTACCGTTCCTGTGTTATCTCCAACTGTGGCGGGGTCAATTACAATAGTAGTGTTTAAAGGAGATGAAATAATATTATCTACTAATCTCAATGATTCAATATAAACACCGCCAGTTCCATTACCAGCAATAATTAAATCTCCATTTGTATCTGTGGAATTTAACGTATTGCCATTTAAATTAATATTATCTACTTGTAAATTTCCGTTTACAGTTACAGTAATATCTAATGGAGTTGTAGTATTTCCATATGTAGTGTTAGCGTTTATTTGAGTAGGACTACCTAAAATAATTTTGTTGCTAGCTCCAGATAGTAAAGTAAAATCTCCTGTAGTTGATATTGTAGATCCATTTAAATTGAATGTATCTACTGTAAATCCACCAACAATATAAACTTGAGACTCATCTAAAGATGTTCCTAAATAAACGTTATTATTAGAATATATGGAACCAGTACCATTAGCAGATAAAATTAAATCTCCATTTTCATTTGTTGTGCTAATAGTGTTTCCATCTAATCTAAAATTATCTAAATTAGTTTGACCAACTACAGTAAAAATTGATTCATCACTCAAAGATCCAAAATTAACATTGTTTAAAGTTTCAATTATTCCAGTTCCATTGGCAGATAGAGTGATATTACCATTTTCATTTGTTGTGCTAATAGTGTTTCCATCTAATCTAAAATTATCTAAATTAGTTTGACCAACTACATTTAAGATAGACTCATTGGTGGAAATTCCAATAGTAACATCATTGTAAGTTATTACTTTTCCAGTACCATTTGCTTGTAAAATAATATCAGTATTTGTTCTAGTTGTACTAATAGTATTACCATACAACCTTAAGTAATCGGCAGTAAATGTTCCATATAAATTTACATCACCAATATTTAAAAACACTACTTCTTCATTTAAAAGTAAACCAGAACTATTCTGACTTAGTGTTACTAAATTACCATTGATAGCAGATATAGTTGTTCCTGATGGTATCAATGAACTAAAGAATGTAAGAACATCTTGTCCAGAAATAATTCCAGTTGAAGAAGATACTGTAATTTTTAGAGGATCATAGAAGAAGAATGATCCAGAAAGTGTATTACTAAACGTAGAAGATGCTACTACTTTATTTGTAATAGAAGAAATAGTTAAGATTAAATCAGATCCAGTATTACCAATAGAACTTGCTGGAATCGTAATTGTTTCTGTGGAAACAAATGAAGCGCCACCATCAACAATTATAATAGATGAAGCAGCACCATTAGAATCAATTGTAATCGTAAAGGATGCTGCTGTTCCTAAACTAGAACCATTTATATTTGTTACTGAATATGTTCCTGGAGTTCTTGATGGATCTGCTGCTGAAGAAGATACAGAAGAAATGTAACCAGAAATTATAGAAGTAATATCAGCATAATAATTTCCATTAATTGTAATTCTATATCCAGCAGCAAGAGAAGTATATGAATCTATTAATAAATAATTTGTTCCAGATTGTGCTGTCGAAGTTATAGTTTCTCCGAAATTTGAAGCAGTTGTGGTGGCATTCAATACACCAAAATTGCTAGTTCCTGTAGATGTGTTAGTTCCGTTAAATACTGTAGATCCAGCGACATTAATATTTCCACCAATATAAACATCTTTAGCTATGCCAACCCCACCAGCAACATATAAAGCACCTGTTGTTGTACTTGTAGATTGATCGGTGGAATTAATTCTTACGATTGGAATATCTGTAATTTCTATTGATAAAGGACTTGCTAGATTATCTGGATCTGTTCTACCAATTGTTAATCGTTTGGTATTATTTGTATAAAACTCTAATGTGTTATTTGCTTCTCCTGGAGTTTGTTCTGGTATAATGTAAGTTAAGTTATCTACAGATCTTACTCCACCTAGAGATCCCCATGAAAGACCATTATAACCTTCAAAATAACCTCCAGTTGTATTAAAACGAACCATACCAGTAATACTAGATTCTGGTTGTTCTGAAGTTAAACCTGTTGGCAATAGTAAAGCATTTGTTCCTTCTATTTCAACATATCCATTTCCATTAGGACTAATTATAATATTTCCGTCCGTATTTTCTGAGGAAATTGTATTTACCGTCAGACCTAAATTACCTACATATGCTTTTTGACTTAGATAAATATCTCTCCATTTTTGTGAAGATGTGCCGATATCATACGTAGCACTGGTATTTGGAATAATCGTTGAATTAATATCAGCATTGAATACAATATTATCTGTATTAAGATCACCTAAAGTAATAGTACCTGGAGTGGAACTTCCTGCTCTAAATGTAATATCACCATCTACAGTTAGATTACCACTAACAGTAGTATTTTTATGTAATGTTATAGATTCAGAACCATTTGTTGTATTTAAAGTGATATAAGAGTTAGTTCCTTCTTTAATGGTTAAAGCAGCAGCATTGTTATCGATGATAGCAATATTAGTAGCAGCTGCTGATACAGTAATGTCTCCACCTTTAACAGTAAGATCTCCTTCTGTAGTTACATCTCCAGATGTAGAAACTACAGTAAATTTAGTTACTGGGGTAACGGCACCATCATTAATTAAAAAGTCTTGTGATGTTCCACCTTTAATTACAACATCTCCAGTTCCGTTAGGATCAATAGTTAAATCTCCATTGACATTTTCTGTTGAAATAGTGTTTGCTGTAATTCCAACATTTCCGATATAAGCTTTTTGACTTAAATATAAATCACGCCACTTGAGAGAACTAGTTCCTAAATCATAAGCAGCAGAAGAATTTGGATTTACTGAGGTTGTGATCTGGGCATTTACAGCTAAAGTATCTGATGTGGCATCTCCTAATGTCACATTACCATTTAGAGTTGTTGCTCCAGTTACTGTTAAAGTACCACTTGCTGTAGTATTCTTATGTAAGGTAATTGCTTCAGCAGCATCTGTGGTTGTGAGAGTTACATAAGAATTAGTTCCTTCTTTAATTGTAAAAGCGGCAGCGTTATTATCAATAATAGCAATATTAGTAGCAGCTGCTGATACTGTAATATCTCCACCCTGTACTGTTAAATCTCCAGAAATTACAGTATCTCCAGTTGTAGAAGCAACTGTAAATTTATTTGTGGTGCCATCATTAATTAAGAAGTCTTGAGATGCTCCTCCAGTAATAACAACATCTCCCGTTCCATTGGGATCGAATATAATATTTCCATTTGTATTCGAAGAAGCGATGGTATTATCTGTGACATCAATATTTAAATTTCCAATGTAAGCACCACTTGAAAGATATAGATCTTTCCATTTGAGAGATGATGTACCAAAATCTCTAGTTCCAGTTGTAGAAGGCACAAAATCACTAGCAACTCTAGCAGTTACTGTCAAAGTATCAGTAGCAGCAATATCTCCTAGTAGAGTATTTCCATTTACTGTTAAATTATTAGTAATAGTGACATTCGTACTAAATGTCGTATCTTTATGTAAAGTTATTGCTTCGGTAGCATCTGTGGACGTTAAAGTTACGTAAGAATTTGTTCCTTCTTTAATGGTTAAAGCAGCAGCATTGTTATCGATAATATCAATATTAGTAGCAGCTGCTGATAGAGTAATGTCTCCACCTTTAATCGTAAGATCGCCTTCAATTACTGTATCGCCAGTTGTAGAAGCAACACTAAATTTAGTTGTTGATCCATCATTAATTAAAAAGTCTTGAGATGTACCTCCTCTAAAAATAAAGTCTCCAGTACCATTTGGATCAATAGTAATATTTCCATTAGCATCTGTGGAAGAAATAATATTTGTGCTTAATAATAAATTAGCAAAATATCCACTAGTTCCAGCATATACTGTTCTCCATTTTTGTGAAGAAGAACCTAGATCATAACTATTATTAGAATCTGGAATAAAACTTGAATTAATATCAGCATTGAATACAATATTATCTGTATTAAGATCACCTAAAGTAATAGTACCTGGAGTGGAACTTCCTGCTCTAAATGTAATATCACCATCTACGGTCAAGTTTCCATTAACAAATGTATTTTTATGTAGAGTAACAGACTCAGAACCATCTGTTGTATTTAAAGTGATATAAGAGTTAGTTCCTTCTTTAAAGGTTAAAGCAGAAGAATTATTGTCAATTATTGAAATATTAGTAGCTACATTAGTTACATTAATATCTCCTCCTTTAACTGTCAAATCTCCTTCTGTTGTAATGTCACCAGTGGATGTTGCTATAGTAACTTTAGATAATGCTCCATCTGTAATAATAACATTTTGTGATGCTCCGCCAGTAATTTGAACATTTCCAGTACCATTAGGATCAAATACAATATCTCCGTTTGTATTAGTTGATGATAAAGTATTGGTATTAATTCTTAAATTGGCAATATAAGCATTAGATGCTGCCCAAATATCTTTCCACTTAAGTGATGTACTGCCAAGATCATATGTATTAGTGACTAAAGGTAATACATTTGAACTAACTTCGGCATTAAATGTAATACTATCAGTATTAGCATCACCTAAAGTAATAGATCCTGTAGATCCATTTCCTGCTCTAAACGTAATATCGCCATCAACAATTAAATTACCTCCAATACTAGTATTTTTGTGGAGAGTAATTGATTCTAATCCATTAGTAGTATCTAGAGTAATATATGAATTTGATCCTTCTTTGATAGTTAAAGAAGAAGAATTATTGTCGATGATAGAAATATTAGTAGCAGCTGCTGATACAGTAATATCCCCACCTTGTACTGTTAAGTCTCCAGCAATAGTTGTATCACCACTAACCGAAGCAACATTAAACTTGGTAGTAGTGCCATCATTAATGCTAAACTCTTGTGATGTTCCACCAGTAATTACAACATCTCCTGCTCCATTAGGATCTAAGACAATATTTCCATTGGCATTAGTAGATGATAAAGTGTTGCCATCAATTCTTAAATTATCAGCATTAAATTGACCAACAACAGTTAAAGTTGAATTATCTCCAGAAGCACCAAAATTAACATCATTTACAGTTTCTACGACTCCAGAACCATTGGCAGTTAAGGTAATATTTCCATTGGTATTAGTAGATGATAAAGTGTTACCATCAATTCTTAAATTATCAGCATTAAATTGACCAACAACAGTAACAACTGAATTATCGCCAGAGGATCCAAAATTTACATCATTATTTGTACTTAGAGTTCCCGTAACATTAAATAATCCAGTTACATATAAATCACTATCTATTGTAGTGACACTAGATCCTGCAGGAGCAATTGTTATATCTCCAGTCGTAGATTCAATGGTGTTTCCATTTAAATCTAGATTACCTACAGTAACATTAGTAGGAGTAATTACAGCGGCATTTATATTATCTGTTATAGTTAAGTTTGAAAGACTAGATACACTAAAAGCTTGAGAACCAAAATTTAATGTTCCTTGTCTTTGATCAACTTCAAAAACATCTCCAATTTTTACATTACCTTTTTGGTCAATAGTTACGTATGAAATATCTCCGCCATTAACTTCTATAATTTCATTTGCTGAAATAGCATTAGTTTCATCCTGAGAAAAATCTTTACCTGATCCAACAAAATTTAAGTTAAATGAGATTAGTCGAATTTTTGTTCCGATTCCATCTGCCTTTACCCCATATTCTCCAAACTCCGCCGCTGATGAGATTGATCTCATCTCAGCGCCAAATTGTTGATAATCAGCAAGGATGATCCTAGCAGCAGTTGCTACCGTAGATGTATCAGCACTATTCCTAACTCTAATATCTTGAATAACAACTGAATCATCATTAATTAGTGTTGAATTATTTGACCCATCTAAATGGAGAAGTAATACGTTGAAATCGTCATTAGCGTAAGCAAATACAGCTGGTGTGAATGTGCTGTCGTATCTTCCAATACCTTTGCTTATTCTAAATTCATCGATGTAACCAGTCAGACCAGTTGTTCCTGCATAATTAGCACCAATCCTTACCGTGCTTTGTGAATAAACATTTGTATCACTATATGGAGATCCTTGTAGATTACCATTTACGAATAATCTAGTTACTCCAGATTTTCTTGAAAGTGCAATATGATACCAAGTGTTTGTTGCTAATGATGTAGAACCAACAATCCTGTCAGATCCTGCTGTGTAATAACGTACAACACCCCCATTAATATAAATTACTGGTTGAGTATCTCCAGCGAGAGTTCTTTGATCGTATAATACCTGAGTAGCAGCAGCAGTTCTTCTTACCCAAAAATCTACTGTAAAATCTTCATCTTGGAAGTCAAAATCAGGATCTGAAGCATACGTTATATAATCTGTAGTTCCTGGTAAAAATAGCGATGCTGTTCCAAATTTAAATTGTCCTGTTGACAATACTGCACTACCAACAACAGTAGAAATTTTTGCGCTTCTATCAGCAGGATCAGCAAAAGTTCCAGTTCCTTTATCTTCTAAAATTACATAATTTCCAGTTGCTGTGGATTCAATATTACCAGAAGCAACTAAGTTACCATTAACGTCATAATATTTGATGATATCTCCAGCTGAAATGGTTCCAGTTACACCAGACAACCTTAATCTAGTTCTACCTTCTCCGCCGAGTCCTACAGAACCAGATTCAGCAAGAATACCATATTCAGCAAAATACGAGAAGCAGTTGATCCATTCAACTCTTGCTCCGTTGGTCATCTTAATTGCCGTAGCATTAGGGCAAATAAGAGTAACTTCGTTACAAAGAATAGCTGGTTCTAATGTATTATATTGAACTACAGCACCATCAACCAAAATACCACATCCAGCATCATCGGCATCATATCCATATGGGTCTGTTGTGGAAGTAACAGATCCTTTATTTAATACAGTAAGTCTTTGTAGATAAGGACTTCTTTCTAATGTGATACTATTTTGAGCAAATCTAAACGCCCATCCTGTGTTTAGGAGGGGATCATAGAACATATCAGCAACTGTGAGATCTTCTACTCCTGTATCACCATTGAGTAAGAAACAATCTTTTGTATTTGTTGCTGGAGTAGGTACAATTTTAGTGGAGCGAATTGTAGTACCTTTTACAGTAACACCTGATGGAACCGTTAGAGGAAATTCTTCTTGAAATTCTCCAGGACCGATATGAATAGTATCACCAAAAGATGCTTGTGATAAAGCATACTTTACTGTTCGAAAAGCAACATTTCTAGTTCTACCAGGATTTTTTCTATACCCAGGAGATTCTGGATCTTCATCTATGGAATCAACACCTTCTGTACTTACATACCAAACAGTCCCTTCATAGGAAGAGACTGTTTGATCAAGATAATTAATAGCTCTAGAGAGAGTATTAGGTAATGGGGTATTAAGCGAAGAGATATCGCCTAGATCAGCTCCTATCAAATTAATTTCTTGACGTTGCTGCTCTAAGGTATAATTCTTAGGTACAATTCTAACTGCCATTTTTTAATAACTCTCGTAGAAGATTTTTGATATCAGAAAGTTCTTCTTTTAGAAGGTGGACATCCTGTTGGATTTGATGAAACGAAGAAGCATTTAGACGTGCTTTTTTAACACTTTCAAATACGCTTTTATCAGTATTTATAATGGCTCCAGTATCCTTATCTCTTACTAGACCATCATGACCAGTAACTTTCAAATAGTCCATTTATCAATAACTAGCTACGGCTCTTATGTCTTGTATTTTTGGAACATACGCTGGATCATCAGTCTTCATTATAATTTTAATAGCAAATGAGGTAAATTCTGATACATTAGAAATGCTATATTTTAATTCTTGATAGAAATCTTGCTTTTCAAATTGACCAGAAATAGAATTTGCTGGTCTTGCTAGATCTTTATTATCTGGAGATCCATCAATATTAAAGTATTCCCAATTAATATCATCAAAGTTCGATTGAACCGAAGATAATTTAATCTTATACAAAACTTTAATATTTTCTATATCTTTAATATTTGCTGTCATTCTTAAGTCAATAGAAGTTCCTGGATTGTTGATTGAAATTTCTTTAGTTACATATTTTGCTAAGGCAGAACTATTTTTAGAATTAGTTTCTTCAACATAATCTATGCCATTAGAAAATTCCATAGTATTAATTTCTACATATTTTCCATCAGCAGATTTAATAACATCTCCCGCTCTAAAAATATCTGAAGATTGTTCTGCCGAACTTTCTAATCTAGTAAATGGACTATTAAGCGTAATCTCACTAATATAATCTCCATTAATAGGTTCATAGCAATTCTCAACAATTAATTCTTTATCCTTCGAATCCCAAGATAGCACTTTTCCATTGATCTTATTATCATAGGATATAGTAGCGTTTTGAGGGAAATATGATACTATATTTGAATTTTCATCGAAAGTAAATGACAACTCACTAATATCAGTAATTGTTACTGTAACTGTAGTTAAAGAACTACCATCTGTATTTTTTACAGTAAGAGTTTCATTTTTAATAAATGGAGTTTTTGTTTTTAACTTTACTTGAGCCGTCGAACCATTTAAAGAAATAATAGTTCCTTCTGCTTTTGATGTATTTCCAATTAATGTTTGATTTGCTTCCACAGCATTAGATGGACCTAAAATAGCGATAGAAATATTATAAATCGGTAAGAATGTTAAAATTTGATTTCTCTTTCCAAATCTAGATTCTTGTCCAGTAGAATTTTCAACTCGGTTAGTAATTGTCTTAACACTGGAAGTTCTTAGGTCAATAACTGGAGATAGATTTTTAGATGATGAAGATAGCAATAGTTTATAGGTTAATGAATTGTCTATCTGATTTATTGTTTGGTTTATCCTAGAAGCAATTACTTTTTGATTGGTGAAGAAATGTTCATCATTAATAAATGTTTTTTCGAAATCTGTTTGGGAATATGATAGGTAATTAATAGTTTTTGAATCTACTGGAATAATGTTAGTAGTTCTTACATAACTATCAATCTTTGTTGAATTAACTTGAAGATATGCTATTTGAGCATAAAGTTTTTCAAATTTTCTATTGTACGTAGATAGTACTTTACCACCCCCACCAAAAGTGCTAGATCCTGCTCTGTTTGGACCTATAATTGTATAGCTATCAATACCAGAATTGTAAACTTTAAATAATGCTGAGTTTAATAAAACAGAAGAAATACCTCCAACATCTTCTACATTTCTATAGAAGACATAAGATTCTCCTTGATCTTCGAATCCATGATCTCTATGGTTAATTTTAACAATTGAATTATTGTTTTTGAACAATGATGAAGTAGCATTAGTTGCTGATCTTACGCTAGTTTCAAATGGATCTTTTTCTAAAAGATCATATCCCAAAAGTTTATTTGTGAGTAATAATTCGCCATTTCTTGATACGTCAAAATCTGCTCTATATAATGTGAATTTAATATCTTCGGATAGATCTTCTGTCCAATTATCAGTATTTTGTGATTTATATACAGAACCTAATAGTGGTTGAGAAGTAACAACGGAACTTGTTGCTTTTTCCACTTCACCTAATTTAGATGCCCATATGGAATAATCAATAGAATCTGTTTCTATATTTAAAGCATATTTAACATCATTCTGTAAATATATTGGATATTCAAAAGCAAATCTTGTTGGAGTTGTAGATTCTTTCTTTCCTTCGGTATCTGTCGATATTCCCATTCTAACAGCAGGAGTATCAATTTCTATAATTGATTCTATAGAAGCTCCTGCTGATCCAGTTCCAATTCCTTTAATGACAACAGATGGTGGTTCAGTATATCCTCTTCCAGATAATGAAATATTGGCATTATAGATAGATCCATTAGAGACATCTACAGAACCAGTAGCAGTACTTCCTCCAGGTAATTGAGGACTTTCAATAACAATAGAAGCACTTTCATAATTTTCTCCTAAATTATTGACTTTTAAATCAACAACTCTTCCAGAATCTTTAGCAATGCTAATTAAAGCTGCTTTATTATTAGTAGCATTATATAGTGTAACTGATGGAATCACTAATGCTTCATTTGGTACAAAAGATTTACCATTATGATTATTTAAAACTAAAGTATAAACTTGTTCTTTATTTAATTCAAACTCAGTACTATTATCATCTCCAACTTGAATATTGTTTTTATCAAATACTTTTAAAATAGGTCCTTCAGCATTTGATGTTTTTCCTAAAACTAATTCTGACTTTTTAATCTTAATAGTTTCTACATCTCCAGTCAAGTAAACTTTTAAATAAGTATCTGGATACATTGTACTTTCTGTTCCAGGAACAATATATTTTCCTGGTTTGTCACTATCAATATTTGAAATATAAACTCTAATTGGGATAGCAGAGCTCTTTTGAGCAAAGAAAAGATCTACTCCTGTTACAAAAACACCACCTTCATAATTTTCGACTTTAAAAGTTTGTGCTAATGGATTTGGTTTAATTTTAGATTGTGTATTATTATTAATTAATTGAACACCTTCATTTGCTTTAAAATATGCTGGAGCGGTAGATACAATACTAGATGGATTTTCTGGTAAAATGCCAGTAGCATAAAACTTAACATCAGCAAAAGTATCTACATCATCAGTAGAATCATTTGTAGAACTAGATGTAAATTTAATTGTTTTAGCACCACAAGTAAATTTAACTTCTTCTGAAGAATCATCATATGATACAGTATTAATATCACCAGTCCATTTTGTATTTTCAACTGGTGCTTTGCCATTTGGTATTAAAATAATTCCACTAAGATTTCCATTTGAATCTGTAATTAATGGAGAATTAAATGTTGATAATGAATTTTCTGGTACGCCTGTAAACTTTGTATCTGGAACAACCCATCTATTAATGTCTCTACCTTCCATAAAGACATAAATTTTTGTATTTGGCTTTAATCTACGTACAATAAATCTAACTGGAATGGATCTTACAAAAAATTGTAATCCAGTAGACACTTTAGTATTATTTACAACTTTTGATCCAACACCTTTTGCTAATTCATTATTCTGTGGACTAATATTAGAGCTACTTGCTATAGAAGCAGAACTTACAGAAGATTTGACATCTTCACTGTTAATATTTGCTAATGATTCGATATTAAAGAATGATTTATTAGTTCCTGTCCAGTTAATAATAAACGAATTGTGTAAACTTGAGAAAGATTCTTTGATGTTTTCTTTTGCTAAGAAAATTGAATTTAATTTAGTATTACTATCTACAACTAAAGGAGCAGTAGATGTATCGTACCATTGATCTACTGTTGGATATATAGAACAATCGCCAACATATTGTAGAACTACAAATTCATTTGGATTTAATGTCTTAGTGGCATTATCATTTGCTAATAATTTAACTTCTGTATATGGAAGTGTAATGACTCCATTATTATTTACATATCCAGAAACAATTCTTTGATCTTCTCTAGAATTAATTTCTTTCAGTAAGATGCTATCTTCTTTTGATTGTGGTCTTAAAACAGATTGTTGTGTATCAATAGCACACTTGTAATCAATTGACTGTAAGTTACCAATTTTATGTGCTTCAAAATTATCTACTATAAATCCAGACTTAAAGCGGTCCATTCCAATTTCATCCTTGACCTGCATGTTTAATGCTTGCTGCTCAAGAATACTGAGTGTGGTATAGTACTCAAGACGTTCGATTCTCTTCTCAAGTTTACCAATATCCCTCATTGTATAACGCTTATTATCAACTGGCAAGATTCTGATATCTTTGCTACTATTAGTGAATGATGGAATATGAATATAGCACAAACTAATAGCGTCATCAACTGCTTCTGGTTTGGATGGATTCAACGAAGAATTTCCTTCCTTAATCAGAAAATCTCCCTTCTTCGTTAAAAATACTCCATCTATTCTATCCAGATATTGAGTCTCACTAAATGACATTGTAAATTCTAGATTAGAATCAGATGCTGGAGTTAAAGCAACTACCCCACCATTCCCAACAAAATTTACATAATCATAATTATTTGGATTTGAAAGAATAGATACGTCCTGGAATCCAGTAACGGTAGTATTAGAATCTACTTTTGGTCTAAAATCAATTACATCTTTTAATGATACCACACCATGAACTGCCGAGTTGAAAGTTGGAATCTCTTCAGCAGCAACTCCTGCTTCATGTAAATAAGAATCTACAGTACAAAAATCTCCACTCGAATGTTCAAAGTAATCAAAAGCAACAACTAATTGTCCTGAAGGAGCATCAAATCCTGGTTTTAATACAACTCTAGAAACATCATAGAAAGTATCTCTTTGTCCGTCATCGAATGTAAATTTATAAGTGACATCAGTTCCACTAATTAAATTGCCATTAGCATCTACTTTTGGTGGATTAGTAGAAGTACCTTCGTAAACATATCTCAATTTATAAACATCTGAATATGAAAATACTTCGATAGTATCAGCATCATAATCTTTTCCTCTTAAAGGAATAATCTTATCCCCAGATGAAACGATTATTATTCTTTTATTTTCTATAGATGTTTTTAATCTTGCCTTTGCTTTATTAACTTCTACTGTGGCAGTTAATTTTAATTTTGGATAAATTCCTCCTTGTAAAATCGTTCCAAAATAATTATTTGGTAAATTAATTACAAAAGATCCAGCGGTAACCTGATTATTTGTACTGACAGATTGAACAATTTGAACAATAGAAGGATCATTAAAATCTACATAAACAATATCCCCATTCTCTACAACCGTAGAGGATCCTTTATCCAAAACTGTTAAAATATAGTTACCTTCAGTTGGAGTTACAAATCTTTGAGTTCCAACTGGAAGTTGGGCGGAGAAAGTAATAGTTCCTCCACTCGAAGATAAATCGGTAGTAAAGTCTTTTCTAATATAATATTTAAATTTGGTATCACTATTATCATTAATTAAAGATTTTAATTGCTTACTTCCTGTAGGGTAAATCAAAGAAGATGTTGAAACATTCTCAATATTTGGCCTTACTCTAATTACACTCGTATTAGAAACATTATCTTGTAAAGCATAGTCTAAATAAATTCTTGATTTAGTAGTACCTTGAGGATTAGTAACATATTGTACTACAGTTTTAACTACATTATTCGATACATCATTAAACTGTATAATATCTCCTTGTATCAAATCTTTAGATAAATCGGCACCAAATCCACTACACTCCAAATATTTTCTACCTCTTTCTCCAGAAAAAGTAAAACTAGTGATTTGATAATAAGAAGAGTATGATGTGTTAGTTAAATCTACATCTGAAGTATATTTGTATCCATTATACTCAGAAGCAAATGATTTAATATTTTGTGGATTGTATGTAATAACAGAATTTTTAAACAGAACTGGAGTTATGCTAGCAATGTTTGCTGGAATAGATGGTACTGGAGATGGTGTTACTACAGGTGGAGAAGCATATTGTTCTGTCAAAACATTCCTATTCAATATAGAGCATCTGTAAATCTTTCCTCCATATTGATCTACTCTAATATTAGCAGAGTCTATAGTAGATCCATTAATAATTAATTTTGTATTATCTGAATAAGCATTACCACCGTAATTAACAATAAAGTGTGAAATAGTATTATCTGTGGCAATTCTCACAGAATTTCCATCTTCATCAAAAATAGTTTCCCCAGGTAAGAAATTACCAGATAATGTTGATACAAATAAAGTATTACCAAAACTATAATTTTCTGTCGTATCGTTTTCAATCACTCCATATGCTCTACTAGTTTTTCCTGTAATATATTTTCCAGTTTCAAACCCAGTGTCAATAGTTGTTTCTGTAGTGATTCTTGTGAAAAATACTGGATTAAAATATGAGAAATTGAACGATGCCGTATAAGGAGTAAATCCAGATCCTGTTCTTCCTTTTGATAAAACAACATCTGTATCTTCATTAAATCCTATAGCTCTTTGATTAAATGAAAAATCTTTTGGTTTTGCTATACCAACAACTGGAGTTATAGTCGGATTATAATCGACAATCCAACCATAATAAGATTCTCCCGCTGCTAAAGCTTCTGCTTGAGTTAAATAAACATATCTAAACTTAGCAGCTCCTGCCTCATCATATTCTTTGAAATATGTATCTAAGTATGATTTATTACCAACAACAGTTAATTCAATATAATATTGATCTAATGACTCAGAAACTTCTAATCTATTAACTAAGGAATGACCAATAACAGTTACATAGTCCACACTAGAAGGAACAGTGCCAGTTCTTGTTTTAATAAACCATAATTGTGATGGATATTCAGATTCTTGTGATGGAAGATCTCCTTGAATCTGAATATAAATTGTTTTGATAGCATCATTTAGACCAAACTTCAAAGATCTTCTATCTTTAGTTTGTTTAAAATATGTGGAATCTTCTGTATTATTTAATCCTATAGTGCCGTCATTGAAAGTATTATTTAAGTATACATTTGGGTAAGCAGTTAATTCATCTCCAACTGTATTTAAAGGTACGCTACCATAAACATTTGTAACTTTAAAAGTTGATAACCCCTTAGATTTTAAGGTTACATTATCTCTAGTAAGAGTATCTCTTGCTTTATTTACTGTTAAATACTTGGTCTCTTTATTGACAATTTCATATCCTTTAACATAAGCCTTTCCTGGTCCAATTCCAAGAACCATTTTTTGGGAAGCTTCCGACTCCGAAAGACCATTTACTAATTTTGTTGTTGGGTTATATTGATAAAAACCATTGTTGCCATTTTTTTGATAATATTCTCTTATGTCAAGAGAAAAATCATTAACAACATAATCACCAGATTCATCATAAGTTCTTCTTGCCAGCGTTTCTTCTAGCAAAGTATAATCAGCTGGTTTTATTAGAGACTCAATAGCACCTGATCTAATTTGTAAAAGTTGAATAAAATTTTTATCAGTCGTTGCGTTATAATCAAATTTTTTCAGTTCTAGATAGATTTTTAATCTATGTGCTCCAGGAGAAGAATAATTTGAATAACCTCTAGCAATATCATATAAAGATGCATCTTCTTCTGGTGTTATTATATCTTCAATTATAGTAAATCCAATTTTTGCTGATGGTCTATCATAGTACTTGTCAATAATTAAAAGCTGAGAATCATTCCTTACAAAAAATCCATTAACAAAATAAATTCCTTCCTGAACTTTTACTGCCGAAGCATATCCCATAGCGGGACTTTGTAAAGAAGAAGTGTCACCAGTGATAGGATCTGTAATAGAAATACTAGTGGGAAGAACACTTCCATCAGTACCTACAACCAATAAAGGAGTATTAATACCATCAACTACTTCTAATGTTTCACCCTGTCTAAATGTAGTTTCATTATTTGAATCTCCACTTGACAAATAATTTACATATAAAGTATCAGAATCTGTTGTTGTAGCATAATCTGCTTCTATGACAGTAGCTATTACGTTTGAATTAATTCCTCTTAATCTAGATCCAATAATTTGCTTGATGTCATATTTTTTGTATACAATACCGTCGTTTTCATTTATAGCAACTTCAGAAACAGAAGATAATTTTACATAATTTATTTTCGTATTTAATCCAACTTCTCCAGGTACGACCTGTTCACCTTGCTTGAAATTAAACTTACCATAATTTTCAATCTGAGATTGTAAAATAGACTGGAGAGTTGTTAACTCTCTAGTCTGTACAGCATATCCAGGTCTAAAAAGAACTTTATAAAAATTTTTAGATGGATCGAAATCGTCAAAATATGGCGATACGTTAAGGTTAGTCTTCTGTGGCATTGTAAATTATTCTCTGTAAATTAAGAGGAACTTGATAATTAAAATTCTATTACAAGCTTAATATCTTCAATTTGATCGGCAGCTCTTGTAATTAATCTTCTATTTTCAACATAGATAATTTCTCCTGTATTAGGTTCAATTTCTGGTAATCCAACGCCATTAGAAAGTGTGATTCCTAATATTTCGCCATTTGTGGAATCATCAACTGTACCAGAGGCACCAGATGAAGATCCTACAATAGGAGATGCGTCAACAGCAAAGTCTCTAACAACCCCATTAAAAGCATGAAGATCTGGAGTCTGTATATATTTTAAAAGACCACTAGTAGTTGAACCACTATCTAGTGTCCACGAAACAACAGTTCCGTAAGAAGTAACTCCAGAAATTGTTTGTGAAATAATTTCATCTGGTTGATATCCAGCAGTAGCACCTACAATTTTTACCGCATGTAAATTATTCAGTGTATCTACAGTAGCATATGTAGTGGTTCCATATGTGTATGGATCTCTAATAATACCAATTCTACGGAAATCATTATCTACTGGGAAATCTCCAGATCCTTCGGCATATGTGAGACGAATGTTAGTCATTACACGCTTAGCATTAAGTTCTTGCTCCATGTCAGCGCCTCCATGACCACCTTGAGGAGGTAATACAGGAACAACAGAACCAGTAGCAGTTCCTCCAACAACTTGTGATGAAGTTAGAGCAGCATCTGTGAATAATCCATACGCCGTAGATCCAGCGCCAGTTCCTGTTTTCAAAGCAACTGAAGCATAAGTGTATCCAGAACCTCTATTATAAATTTCAACACTAGCAAGTAATCCACTTTCAATGACTAATTTTACAACACCATTAGCACCATCACCTAAAATAGGAGAATAAAAGGTTCCATTTGGTAAATTAGATCCAGAATCCCTGATTAAAGCTACATCAATCGCTCCAGGAACAGCATCTGCTTCTACTGCTGCTCTAGAAGCATTAGATTTTTGAACAATTGGAATAAAATCGGTCGATAAAAATCTAATTACATCATCAGTAGGAACTGTAAACATATATTTCCAAATATATCCAGCAGTACCACTTTCCTCAGTATAAATTCCATCAGCATAAGTTCCTGATCCTGGGGAAGGAGTTGTCTTTGGTTCACTGGTAGCAGTTTGTCCATTTTCATATCCAGGTTTTGTTCCATTGTATAAACACTTAAATACTTCATACTGAGAATTAATAACATAAAACTTAGCATCAGTAATTGAAGTTTCGCCAGTTGCTGTAGAATTTCCTACAAGACCATTAGCAGTAGCAAAATAGTCTGGTCTCCACATATCAAATTTGGGGTTTACGGTCAAATCCCAGTTATATCTTCTGATTACGCTTCTAGCATAATCAGATGTAATTCTTTTAGCAGCAATAATATCATCATATAAATGGTATTTTTCTCTTAGATTATCTAAAGGAAGAGGTGGTACATCTTCTGTAGCATAACGATAAACACCAGTCAGTGCTTGAGCTCCAGTTGTTGTTGTGCCATTCCAGCATTTTAATGTTGATCCTAATGATGGAGCAGAATTAACGGTTGGTCCAATACCATATAGAAGTAAGCTGTTTTCACGAACTTCTCTAATAATACCTTTGAATGTAGCACCAGCAAATGTTGCTCCAACAAAAACTGTCTCTCCTACAGCAAAAGCAGTTGAGTTTGGATTGTATATTTCTAAATAAGCATCCCATCTTTGTGGGCGACCAACAAAGAAGTACATTCTTGTACGTTCATCGCCAACATCACTAGAACCTTCGGACAAAGATTCTAAAAATTGCTGAGCATTAAAAATTCTAAATTTGTCTGAAATTATAGCGGCCATTTAGTGTGGTTGTCGATTTTTCTAAGTTATTTATATTTATATTGATTATCCAGGACCTGGATCTAAGATATAATCTAGTGGTGGATCGGAAACTTCTATCGATCTAATATAATCTCCAGCATTATGTAATTGTCCTCCTGTATTCATATACCCTCTATCAACTCCTGTAAATCTATCTAGTTGTTTTCCAGAATATCTCACCAACTCTTTATTAATTAATAAGTAACCACTTGAAGGAAATCCTTTAGTACTTGTAACGTAGACAACAGTTGTTGACGTTGATAGCGGAGCATCTAAATATGTTCCAAATTCTTGAACAGATGATGGAACTAAATCAAAAATTTCTCCTGCTTCCATATAATGAGATAATTTTCTAGTCTCAAATTGTTCTATAGTTACATTAGGATACCAATATTCAAATTCTTCTAGAGTAACTCCCGAAACATTAGAAGATCCACTTCCAGTAAAAGCATTATTGTCATATAATCCTATATTAAATCCAGCGTTTGTTAATCCATATCTAGATTGTATATCAGATAATTTATAATCAAACAATCCAGTAATCAAATAATTATCAATTTGTTTGGTTACATTGACAACACTATTAGTGTCAATAATGACTTTTAATCTAGATGTAATGTTACTAGTTTCTGCTACTGGTTTAATTGTAGTTGAAGATTTTTGTACTACATCAGATAATATAATATTTGTAATACCAATAGAAGCATAACTTACTTTACATTCTTTTACTGAAGGGGCTACTATTTGTGTTATTTGTCTATCAG